TGTATCTTCTCATGATTTATATCTCTTTGTAATACTTTTACATCCTTTCTGGCAAATACAATACCAAATAAATTAATACATTTAAACCCTTTAGGAGGTATAATACTATTGTATATCATAACTATTTTATTTTTATTTATTTACTCTATTACTAATTCAGCCTCTTTTAATGAGTCATTATACTCTACATGAGTAATCCAATATAATGTTTTTACTTTTTTACCCTTCTTAGATACCCTGATACATGTATCAGGAGTACATGCAGGAATACTCTTTATAGCCTCTTCTAATTCTTTTATTGTCATTGTGTATGTTTTTTAAGTTCTTTTAAGTAGTGTGCATTGTTTATTTTAACATATGCATTAGTTTCAATCTCAATTTCAAACTCTTTAAAATACTCATTATACTTAATATTCCTAACAGAGTAGTTATTAGTACTTTTTTTGTTTCTCTTTATTATTACTACTGGGGTATTACTTAAGTCTGTATGAGTTGCTCTAATAGTTTCAATTAATTCATCAGCAGTCATTTATTCAGAGTATTTATTTTATCATTAATATACCATATAGCCTTCTTTAAGTCTTCAATAGTTTTATCTTTATCAGACATTCCTTCTTCAGACTTATGCCCACATCTAAGAAGATACTTAACAGCATTGCCTAAATCAAAGTCAAGATGTCTTGTAATATCAATTACTTCTATACCGCATTTGTCTTTAAGCCAAGTATAGTGTGAAGGATGATTTACATTATCCTGATTATCTTTAGAAAACGCAAAAGAACCACTTTTTGCTATAAAATACTTCTGAAAATCTTTAATACACTTTATAGGCATTCTATTGTTATTTTCATCAATGATTATATCATCTCCTACTATATTATCTCCCTCTTCTTTAGTATAAGCCCTATAAAGATTTCCCTTATTAAAGGAAAATATAACATTATTAGAGGAAAATATAACATTATTAGAGCCTGTGCTACCAAAACTCTTAATACACTTGTATATTTTCATATTATTTTATTAGTGAATCCAATATTTTCCTACTTCAGCATCTGCTGGAATAGGTAGTTTCTTACAGAATATAGAAGAAGATTCCTCCATAAACTTCTTAAGAGTATCAGGAACATCTTTCATACTTTCAGGATATTCAATGCAAGCCTCATCATGTACTAAATCTACTAATTTAACTATATTGAACAAATTATTACTGACTATGTACTTGAAGAAGTTAGTAATAGCATACTTAAGTATAATTATACCTGTTCCTTGTGTAGGAGCATTAAGACTTAATCTACCCCATTTGCTTGCTGCTTTAAAATGAAGAGTAACTCTCTTCTTTTCCCAAGTTTCAGCAAATTCATTATAGGGCATTGTACTTTTCATAGCTCTATATCTATCCCAAAATTCTGAATTAAAACTCTGCTGCTCTATACACCAATAAGAATGGTCACACCAATACATCTTATGTCCTGTTAAAGGATTAATAAGTACATAACCGTTCTTTTTTACTTTAGCTGCTCCCATATTACCAAATTTAGTAACCCCTGGAAAACCCTTATCATAAGCATTACCTATTTTATCTGCTTCCTCTTTAGTTATTCCCAAAGAGTCCTTAATAGAGTCTGAACCTCCCCCAAACTGTTTTGCAAACTCAGGAGATTTGGCTTTCTTTCTTAAGTCAGGTCTTCTTTTCTTTACTTCATTTGTAGGAATGTCTTTAAGTTCTTCAGGAAAGCATGCTTTAGCTACAAGGGAATGAATATCACCACTACCATGTAGATATTCATTAATCATAGACTTCTCATTGTAAATATCAGCACCTAATCTGGATTCCAATGCTGAATAGTCACAACTACAAAAACTATTTCTTTTCTCACTTATAAAGCAGCTTCTTGTTCTATCATCAGCAGGTAAATTCTGTATTTGAGGATAAGCACATTTAAGCTCACAGTCTTTAGTATTTAATGGTAATCCTTTAAGTTTAGCTAAGTCTGTATTAGTCTGCTGTGAACCACATGACATTCTACCTGATGCAGCACCTAATTGATGAAAATTAGTATGTATTCTTCCTGTCTTTGGATTAATAGCATTCAAGTAAGACTGTCCATAAGTTGAACATACTTTATCTGCTTCTTTATAATTGAGATAAATACTTAAGAAGATGTCATTTATTCCTTTCTGTTTCTTAATTACTTTTTCAAGAGCAGAATCTTTCTCCTCACTTGTTTTCTTATCTATTACTTTAGTATTAAAACCAAGAGTCTTCAATATATCTACTACCTGTGAAGAGCTATTCCAATTAACTGTACACTGAGTTTCTGTATTAAAACCTTCAAATAAGTCTCCCTGTAAGTCTCTTTTAGAATATTTAGAGCTTAATTCTTTAGTCACTTTACATAAGTAAGCTTCAAATTTAGCTCCTTCAGGACTAACTATATCATTCTCAGGAACTCTATTGCAGTCCTTATATAGTTTTCTTTCTTTACTTAAATCATCCTCTTCTTTATCTGATAATGAAATATAGGAAATATAAGTATCCTTCTTTAAAGAAGCTGCTATGATAAAATTATTAAGAGCTTTTAAATAAACCATTCTTATAGATTTATCATATTTCATCTTAAGTTTCCATTTATCAATATCTATCTTAATACCACACCATTCAAGATAAGCTATAGCAGGAACAAAGTTACATTCAAGCCTTGCACCATTAATACAACTCTTCTCTTTGCATATATAAAGTTGCTTCTTCACTATTTCATATAGATACTTCACATCAGTAGCTGCATATATAATTACATCAGTATCTATACCTCTCCATATAATTTCTCCTCTTACACTCTTATCCATTTCTATATTGAGATACCTATAGGTAAGTGCCTTTAAGGAAGCTCCTGAATGATTATATATGAAATCTGCTATTTTGCGTCCCTTATCACCACTATTATACAGAAATTCTTTTTTCTGCTTTGAATTAAAGGAGTCATATAATCTTTCATTATATATAAGATAACAGTAATCTGTCATCATTTTATCAGACATTCCTAATAAGAAAGTAGGATAACCTAAGTAAAGAAGCTGCTCCACAATCATAGTATCATACACATTTAATGGTATAATATTATAATTATATAGAAATTGTAAATCAAACTTAAGATTCTGCCCTATCATGCAGTTATTTTCTATGTATTCTTTAAATATTAAGGGAGAAATAGTAGTACAGTCTACTACTATCTGTATATCTCCTTTAATATTACCAAATTGCATTAAAAGTAACTTACATAGGTGAGGGTCTCTTCCTGTAGTTTCAGTATCAAACTGAAAGATAGACCAATCTTTAAGTATAGTAAGAGCTTTATCAGGACTTATTATCTTATATTGCTCATTCTCAAAGAGTTCCTTATTTGTAGTTACAAAATATATCATTACTTTATAGTTATAATATACCCTTTTCTATTTTTATCATACTTAACAGTATCTACTATCATCATAGGACCTCCTTCAGGATCAACAAATTTATTATCTTTATTATCCTTGCCAAGCATATAACCAGTTCTTAGATAGTGCCCATCAGTCTTAAGTAAATACTTTTTTTCTTCTATTACTTCAAGAGAGTTATTAATTAATTTAATTCTTTTCATTTTATGTATGCTTTTAATTTATTAAAGTCAAGTATATATTTATATTTCTGAAAGAAAGAGTTTCCCAGTATTCCATGCAGTGTCACACCATATTCTGCTTTTACATTTCCAAATGCTTTACTTAAATCTACTACCTGAAAGAAGTCTGTAAACAGGTTATCATTATATTCAAGAGGAATATTAACATAAGTAGTATCAACATAGTTTCCCTCAAAGCCATGAACCTTTCCAGTTTCACTAGTTTTAATATGATTTATAGTACTAAGACAGCTTTCATTAATAACAGAAAAATCAGCCCCTGTATCTAATAAGAAATTAAATTTAAGTCCATTATTTTCAAAAGTTATTATAGGAAGTTTTGTTAAGTCCATAGATTCTTTAAATGATATACTAAACTTATTGTTAGAATCAATATATAACTTGGTTATTAGTGTTAATATTGAAGCTAATATAAGTGCAAATAAAATTATTTCTATTATTTTCATATCTCATTACTTTGTACCTGTAGAACCAAATCCACCTCTATTATCATTAGCTAAATTACTAACCCATACAAATTTAATTTTACTTGTAAATAACCACTTTAATTTCTGTAAAACAGTAGCTTTTTGACTTAATTGTATCCTGAATTGGCATATCCTATCATTAAAGCCTACTTTAGCATCTCTAGTAAATAGAGCAGGAAATTGCCATTCATCATCATTACCACAATAAGAAGAATCTATTATCCCTATAGAGTTAGCCATGATAATGCCATACTTTTTAAATGTACTGCTTCTTGGCGCTACTATAGCTTCATATCCTTTAGGAAGCTGCATTGCTATTCCTAAAGGTATCATACTATAGCATACTTTATCCTGTTGCTTCTTTGCTTTTACTCCGATAGAGCTTCTTAAATCTATCCACTCCCCTTTTTCTATAAAATTAAATGGAACAGCTTCTTCTCCAAGAGTTTCCAAGGATAGAGGTTTATGATTAATACTTCTTACTTTTATCTTCATTATTTTTATTATTATTATTAATAAAGCCTATAATAGAATTTACTCTTCTTACAGGCTTTACAAAATTATTAACTATTTTACTATTAGCAGTAGACATTTTTGATTTATAGACTATAAGACCAAAAATCTTAAATGTAATAACCCTAATAGCAAGGTCTTCTTGTCTTTCTTCTATATCAGTTCTTTCAAATATCATCTATTATACTCATCTTATTACTTGGCTTATTAAGGTTCTTTAAATTTACTATAGTGGATGATAACACTTTAGCACATTCTCTTGCTTCATCAAGAGTCTGAAAGTAATTTCCTATACTAAAAAGTAAATCATCAACTTTTTCTCCCTTATTCTTTGATTGTACACAATAACCATATTGATTTATATAAAAGTACTCTTCACCTACTTTAGGCTTCCAAACAAACTTACATATTTTAAGGTTATCAGAATCCCAATCAAAGCCTTTTTTATGCATATATTCAATAAAGGTATTCTTTTCTATCTGTGTAGCCTGTCTAAAGCAATCTATATCCCAACCTTTATTATCTAAATAAGTATTACTGTAGATAGAATTTACATAGTGTGCATCTATAGGTTCATCATATATAATCATATTATCATTATATATTGAATGTAGAAAGTCTCCTTTTTTAAAATGGTTTTCCTTTTTATATTCTATTATAACATTATTATCAGCTCCCCTATAATGTTTACTTACTATATATCCTTCTGGGCTATTTATTACTTGTATCATTTTTCCAAAATTTATAGGTTATGTCTTTTAATTCATCCATATCTTCAAACATATAATTATGATGTATGACTTTATACAATTTTTGATTAGTGTTTGGATTATCTAATCCTCCCTTTTCCTTTATATAAGGACCAATCTTAATATAGTCAAACCAATGTAAGTCTATGTCTTTAGATAACTTAGTTTCTCCTGAGTACCAAGCATGTTTAATAGGAAGTATATCAGAATAAAGATTAATAGAACTAAATAGATTATTTACTTCTTTAGGTTCTATATCACCTCCCATTATACATACACATGAAATCCCCTCACTTCTTCTTATCAGTCCCTTAAAAGTATCTATATCAAGTGTAGTACCTATATCTTTCCATAAATACTTACTATGACAATCTTTACAATGTATAGGACAATTACTTATGTTAATACATAAAGTAATCTCATCAGGGATTTCAGCAAATGTAACTGCTGTATCTGTATATTTAAGCATTTATATTAATTCATTAAAATGTTTATCTACTAAATCACTATAGTAACCACTATGAATTTCCTGACTATCTTTTATCTCTATTGTTTCTCCAATAGATTTATTTTCATAAGCCTTTTTAAACCATATAGATTTTACTATGTTCTTATAGATTTTTCTAAAGCTTTTCTTACTCATTCATCTCCTATTTTTAAAGAATTTACTAATTTATCAAATTTAGCATTTTGAATAGAGTCACATTTCCTGCAATCAGGATTATGAAGTACAGTACTGTTTAGCTCTATATAGCTATGTCCATTATAATTAAACTCTTTATGAGAAAAAGGAAGAAATAGTACAGAGACTAAGTAAAGTAATACAATAATTATAGCTGCTGTTATAAAAATTACTTTAATAACTTTCATATTATTCTATTTTATGATTATAAACTCTTTTCTTCTGTTCTATCTGTCTTCCTTTAGACCAATTATCCACACAAGTAAGGTATCCTATTATTCTTGTCCAGTATTTAATATGCTTGCTATGACATATAGGGCATTCTTTTATAGGAGCATTAACTGTATGTCCACAGTCAGCACATTCACTCATTGGTATATTAAAAGTAAAATAATTAGTTCCTTCTTTAACTGCCACATCTATAAGTTTAAGATACTGCTCTTTACTTAAGTGACTGTCCAAATTTATATGACAAGCCTGTCCTCCATCAGTAGATTCATTTATATCTCTGCCATGAAGTTTAAGTTTATCAAGTACTGAAGTATTATCCCAAGGATTAAAGAAATAACAATTATATAAGTTTTGGTCTTCAGGAACATAATATCCATCTTTTTTATCCCAATCATATAATTTAATTGCTACATTTTCTCCTGGAATAGCCTCTGTATTAAATAAGAAAGGTCTCTTTTTGTCATGAATAGAATGTATCTTATTCTGCTCTTTAATAGTACCTAATACTAATTGTAAGAACTCCTTATAGTCCTTATTATTATCAGTTTTAAGTCCTAAGAATTTAGCAGCCTCATAATATCCTATTACTCCTATAGTAGAATACAGCTTCTTCATATAAAGATAACCTGCATTTGAAGAACAGAACATACCTTTATCTTCCTTATCATATAACATGGTCTTATAGGCTATATGATACTTATATACTCTTTCAAGTATATTTATAAGATAGGCTTTCAAATCATCATATTCCTCTATAGTAAAATCAATGGCAATCTTTTTACCATCTTCTCTTGTATGCCATCTTCTATACCAATCTTGTATTATCCTATTAAGATTAAGAGTAATAACATTACAACTTCCTGTCATAATACCTGTCATACCTGTAGTAGAGCTGAAGGTGTTCTTGTTTACCTTATTCAAAACTCTACAACATGATGCTAAACTTGTAGGGTCATTACTTGTATAACAAAAGAAAGAACCTCCTTTAGCCCATTCTTCAGCGCAAAGTTCTTTATATTCTTTATCTATAATATCTTTACCATCATTGACTAAAGCCATAGTAGTTACAGGAAAAGTAAGAGGTTTAATTAATCTTAATTCTCTATGAAGCTCCATGAATATTCTTTGTAGTTTATCTATGGCTGCCCATTCAGGCTTAGTACCATCAGGATAACTAAATCCTTCAAACATAGCATTAAAGTAATTATGATCATAAAAACTTACATTTGTAAATGGTGAGTTATAGCTTCTATTACCTGCTGGTTGATTTACACCATAAATAAACTGCTTAAGACCTTTTCTTATCTCTGAAAGAATAGTTTTATGCTTTAAACAATGTTCATTACTTACAGATACATCTACCTTATTATACCATTGAGAACCATATTCTTTTATAATATAATAATTAAGAACTATAAGTAAGTCTCCAAAAGCACAGTTATGTGTTATAAATCCACCACAATTATACCAATGAGAGGCAGTTTCTATTTCATAAACATAATCGTCATCATTATCAAAACTGCTTATGTTTGTTATAACATCAAGATTATAAGATGAATATTTAAAATGATTTTTAGTAGTAGACTCTATATACTCAGGATTTTTATGTCCACATTTAGCATAGCCACTATAATAATAAATATCCTTAACAATCCTATTTGTTTTTAATTTTTTCTGGAAGTTTGGAGTATATTTAAGCACTTGTGATGAAATATTGAGTGTATATAGCTTGGCTTTATTATCATGTGCTTCAGTTTCTTTATAAAAGTATTTTATATGAATGACATCAAGTATATATTGTATTTCTTCAATTATATGCTTATTAACCAATGATATGCTTATAGAATGATGGTCACTTCCATCAGAGCTTAGTATTCCATCCAACACTCCTATAAGAAAATCATTACTTCTATCTAATGTTATAAGGTGTTTATTAAAGGTATTATCTCCTTCTATTCCTGAATGAATACAGTTATATGGATATTCCCCACTCTTCTCTAACTGATAGCATCCATGTCCTTTACATCTATTAAGAGTAAAACCATAAAGTTCCTTTGTGTATGAATTAAATATTGTTTCATAATATTCTTGACCATATGTAATACTTAACTGTACAGCATTCTTTTGAGTAATACATCCATCACCAAGAATCATACCTTTTATCCATCCCTCTTTATAATCAGCAGAGTTAAAATCTATACAAAAATTATTATTTACAAAAACAGTATCATATAATTTAAGATTTTCAGCTGTTACTTCTATGATTTTATTACCTCTAAATACCTTAAACTTATGGTCTTTTGATGTTTCTGCTATAAAACCCTTATTAGATTCAATTCTATATATTTTGTCTTTATACTTCCTTCTGAATACTTTGTTTATAGGAACATTCTTTCCTTCTTCAAAGACCTCATATGAATTGACATTTGCATACTCCCAAACACTTCCTTCTTTATCCTTAAAAGAATTTTCTGTACTCAGGTTTTTTTCTACAAAATCTTTAGCTGAAGTCCATTTATTATTAATCAGCAACTTTTGATTTTTGTATAGACATGCACCTTTTGACTGGGATGTAAGTAAGAAGGCTAAATTAGTAACCTGACCACAGAAAGATGGTATATCATTAGGAGGAGTAGGAGTAATATTATCAACATTTCCAACACCTTCAGTCATAAGAGGATACAAAGTATAAGCTCCACAATAGTATTTTAAAACAGGAGTGCTAGCCTCATCTTGAACATATATAATATGTTTTTCCAAATCACTTTTATATTGTCCAGCAAGATTCTCTTTTGGAAATAGCTTATCTAGGGGGAACTTCATTCTATGCCTCTGTATATTCCTATTAGTAGTCTTATATACTTCCCCTTCAAGATTAGCAACATTCTTAGAACTTACATTTGAGTTAGCATCAGTTTCTGAAGCTGAAGCTGCATTAGTATTATCTTTACTGTAAGATTCCATGTAGTTTATTCTACTCTCTATAAATCTTGTCTGCTTATGCTCTTCTCTGTAAAGAATATATGCTTTAGCCACCTTAGGATATTCAGCCATGAGAAAGTCTTCAACTATATTCTGTACTTCCTCTATATCTATTATATCCTCATAGGTATCTATATCTTTAGTTCCTAGTCTTCTACAAAGATATTTTGTAAACTTCTGCTTATAATTGAAATCTATTACCTGTATATGACAGGCTATAAAGGCTTTTGTTAAAGCATTGGTAATCTTTGTAAGATTAAAAGTTTCTTTTTTACCATCTCTCTTTACTACAATCATTCTTATCTTATATTTAGAGTTTATTTAACCAAGTTCTTAAATTATTTCCTTCTTTAGCTGTTATTCCTATAGGAACTTTTGGATTATACTTAAGATAATAAGACAACTCTCCTGCTATTTCTTCAGGGTCTCTCATTATTATCTGATTATTAGAGCCAAAAGTAAGAGTTCCTTCAGCTTCTGAAAAATCACAGTCCCATACTAATGGAACAAGTGTCTTTCTACTTATTACAATATCCTTATAAGGTAATATTTTAAAGTCTTTAAAGTAATCATCCAAGCTAATAACCTTACTGAGTATTCTTGTATAGAGTCTATTCTGAATAGAGTAATTCCATTCAATAAAAGACTTGTAGAAATCCCATTCAGGCTTTGATGATGTCTTTAAATCTATAGGCTGTATAGTCTTTTTATCATAGTCAACTATCAGTTCATCAAACATACATCTATAATTTATACCATGCAAGGCAGCTTTGAACTTAAGCTGATAATACCTACTTATATTATCAAAAGGATTATCATCTGCAAAATAATATTTAGTATTAGGACTTGTTTTAAGAGCTTCCACACACTTTATTACATCATTATAGGTATCTGTATCAAGTATAGTCTTGTCTCCTGCAAGATAAAGAAGATTATAATAAGCCTCTCCTTTTTCCTTTATTACTTTAGCCCTTGTCTCAGGTTTCCAGTTATTCTGATAGTTAAACTGAGATGCAAACCCTATTACTTCTTCATTAGGTATTTTTGTAATATTATCATGTGTAGTACTAAATTCATTAAATAAAGCCTTTATAATAGGAAGTATAGAATCAGGTACTGAAGGAAATTCAGCTGTGATAAATCTATCTTTAAAAGCATCTTCTCCATCAGTTATAATGCAGTCTACAGCACTTCCAAAGGTAAGTGAGGGAGAGCTGATGCTTTCAAATAAAGTATCCAGTTTATTAAAACCCTCTCTTTCAAATCTTGCAAGTGTTGAATAGCTTAAAGCCTTGTCTGCCCTATATTCTTCTTCACTTACCTTAAAACTTATATCATATAATGATTTTTTAATTTTACTATCCATTTTATTCATCTTTATATATCATCTTCCTCATAATCTAAATCAATCTTACTTATATATTCTTCAATGAGTAATTTAAATATACCTAGCATATTTATATTATCAACTATATTGACATCATTTATTGAGATACTTCTCGCTCTTCTTTGTATTTTTCTTATATCAGATACTACAATATCATATAAAGTAGTAAACTTTCTTTGTATAATAAGCTCTTTACACAGCTCTTTATCTTTACTGGGAAGATAGGTAAGAAACTCTTTCATTCTGTCAATATAGTCTTTCATAAAATTATTTGTTTAAGCTAATGCTCTTAATCACTTCTATTGCCTGTAACAACTGTTTTTTATTAAATATTTCAAAATAGATATAAGAAGGAGAATCTTCAAGACTCTCTTCCATATATCTTCTGAATAACTTCTTCTTAAGAGGAAATACATCATTCTCAAAACCTTTTACTTCAATAACTATAAGAATACCGTTATACTCAAAAGTAAAATCAGGAGTATATGTAATATCTATAATTTTCTTATTATTAATTTTAAGATTTCCAGTTTTTGTATCCCTAGTATAGAATTTAACAGTAGGTCTGAATCCTCTAAGTAAAACAAATTTAATCTTTTCATAATCAGGTTTAAATCCAGCCTGAAGAAGTGTCTTATAGCACATAACTTCAAGTCTGGATTTAAACTGTATGTTATTAAATTCTTTACAGGAAGCATTCTTTATCTTAGAATTTGGCTTTAGCATTATTAAACATTATATCAAAGAATGACTGTAATAGCTTTATTGCGTCCTTTGCTTCTTCTCCACTCCTAAAGGCAGCAAAGTTTTTAAATGTAGTTATATCATTTCTGAAAAGTCTATATACATGACCATTATAGCTACTTATAACATATACTTCTGTTTGATGACAAATATCACCAGAATGCCTTAAGTCAAAAGTTTTAGCTATTTCTCTAAGCATTATTTCTGTTGCAGCCCAATGATTTATCTCCCATATAGACATTACATAGTTAATAACTTTCTCTCTTTTCCAATACAACCTTGCTGCAAGAGAATTTATTACTATCTCAGGTATAACCAAAACCCCAGAAGGGATATTGTCCCTCTTTTCTTCACTATGTTCTGCATTGTCTGTTTTAACTTTAGATGATGCCTTAATAATGCACTCTAAAAACTTGAAAAAATCATCTTCATTCATAATTATTATATTATTTAAATTGTTTAATTAACTTATTTTAAGTATTTTCTTCTTTATACCAAGTAAATTCTTCTCCATATAGTCCAAGTATGACATAATTAATACAATCAAAGATTTCCTTGGGCATTTTCTCTTTATTTCTTGCATACCATGCAGGATGTCTTTCTTCAAAAATATAATTAGTATTTTTATTTATACTATTTTTGAATGACTTTGCCTGATTACCAAATAATACATATACTATTGCAGTATTATACTTTGATAAATTCTTTAATAAAGAAGAAATAAAAGGTCTCCATATATAAGTATGTGAACCCACTTCTCCTACTTTACATGTAAGAGCTGAATTAATCATAAGAATACCTTGTTTACCCCATTCTTCCATTGTGTTGTCAAAAGTAATAAAATTATGTGGTATCTCAAAATTAATTACAGACTCTTTAATGATATTTAATGAAGGAGATAGTCTATCATTAGGAATTTCTTTATTATTACCAAATAAAACTCCTGTGGCAACTCCTCTTTGAGGATATGGATCCTGTCCTATAAACACAGCCTTTAAGTCCTTTAAAGGAAATAAGGTAAATGCTTTGAATACATTCTCTGAAGAAGGGCAAAGCTCTGATAACTTACAATCACTCAATACTTTAGATAAGGTATCTTTAAGTAATTGTTCATCTATAACCTTTGTCCAGTCTCCAAAGAACTCTCTCATACTTTTCATACTATGTGAAACTTAAGAATAGAGAAGACACTAAATCAGTATTTTCTAATAATTTATCACTAAATACTTTATTAAAATCTTCTTTTGCAACTTCAGATGGTACCTTATTATGTAAGAAGAATCCACCCATTTCATCTATTGAAATCTTTATTTCAGTTACTCCACCCTTTGATTCTTCCAGATATACAGGTATAAAATCATTTATTATAGTTCTGCTTAATGGGCTTTTAGTATCAGAGAATAGCACAGGATTAACATGAAATATATATTTATTAGTACCTCTTACTTGATAGGAGGAGGCTTTATCACCTAAAGCATTAATAGTCTGAGTTTCTATTATATTATAAACAGAAGTTAACATAACCAGCGGATTCATGTTCTTATCTAATATTAATCCACTTCCACCATAATATGTATTAGGATTTTTTCCAGTAATATTCACCTTTTTTACTCCTGATACTATTGCTGTCTTATCAAATGTGCCTTTTATTGCACTTTGTATTGTACATCTGCTTTCTTCACATCCTCTATAGTATAAAGGGAATGACCGTACTATATTCTTACTGTTAGTTACAATATCTCTTGCTTTAGTATCTGAAATATCCCAGTTTTCACATCTTTCCAAGTCTACATATGTCGGAATCTCAAAGGGTTCATTATGCTTTACAGTATATAGTATAGAGTTACAAAATATATCATTACTAACTAGTAAGGAGTGTATTATTCCTCTGTCATATCCCATAAACGGGTGTAAAGAAGACAATATCATACTTCTATAAGCATCTGTCATATTAATTTTCTGTTTTTAATAGTATTGTTTCTGCATTATACTCTGTAATGAAAGGTAAATCTCTTAAAACTAAAGGATGACATTTATTAGCACAGAAGTTTATAAACAAGTTTACAATATATGATGCTATCATATTTGCACAGAAAGAGGTCTGCTTATAACTGCATATTGTAGCTTCTGCTTCAGAATCAGAGAATAGAAACTCTTTAGCATATCTGTTTATATTATACTCATCATCACCTTTAATACAAAAAATCTGAAATTCTTCTGCTGATAGTCTGCCATCAATGAATAAGCAGTCTTTCCTATTAGATTCATAAGTAATATCTACTCTAGCACGCCATGAATTAAAGAAAGTCTTTCTTGATTGCATACTGTCAAACCCACAAATCATTATATCAGATGAAGGAGTATTACCGTCAAACATACTACTAAATAAGTCTGACCTATAATAAGAAGAATATGTTTTTATAAAATTATCTATTGCAGATACTTTTTTAGTACCTATAGAGCTACTAGAATACAGTTGACCTGATGTATTTGATGCATCTACCTCATCATTATCATATAATCGTAACTGACGAGGCTGCAACCTTGATAATAGAAATGCAGTATAGCTTCCTATTCCTCCTAATCCTGCTAATAGTATTGTTTGATTCTTTGCTTCTTCAAACCATATAGCACTACTGAATCTTGAAGTATTCTCTTTGACACTTAATGATTCTGAGTTTTCAGGTATAGAATCACTTACTACCCTTGGAGCTTCACTAGTATGCTCTGCCTGTATTCCTATAGGATTAGCTTCTTCAACTGCTCTCGTAAGGGCAGCATAATTAGTTTCTCCTAAATCATTAATATAAGCACTGTTTACTACTTCATCTACATCTACTGAATTATCTGAAGCAGTACTTGCAGATGTCACTACAGTGGCATCTTCTGTACTTGATTCTGCTGTTTCTTCTGGTTGAGCAGTTTCATCATTTTCATCTGTTGTTGCTGAATAACCTATATCTAACATGTAATATGTGAATTTAATATGTTTATAATAGTCTTTATATATTTATTTCCTGGAATAGTTTGCAGCTCTTTTATAAGACTTGAAGCTATTACACTTTCAATAGCATCACCATCATACTCTTCTGTTTCAGGTATTTGTTCAGTTACCTCAGATAATAAGGAGTCAATATAACCTTCCATCCATATTTCAAAGTACCACATTCCATTTTTTTCATAATTAAATCTGGTATCAAATACACTGTTCATAGTAGAAGACCACTTTATAATATCTATCTTACTCTTATTTGAAACTACTACACTTCCTGTAACTATCTCTAAAAGAAGAGAGTTGATTACATCATTATTTAATGGAATATGATAGATACTTTGTAAATCATCAGATGTAAATTCCTTATCAGGAGCTTTTTTCTCTTCCTTTAAGGTATTATTATATGATTCATCTTTACTGAATAAATTAGGACTGTCATACTCATCATCTCCTGAATATAATGGACTATCAGGATCATCATAAGCATTATATCCTCTCTGTATCGGAGTAACCTTACTTCTTGGTGAGAATAGGTTTATAGTTTTATGTTCTCCTATAAAATTATTAGGATGACTAATTCCATTCTGATAGCTTGCTGCTTTCTCTCTTTCTTTCTCCTGTCTGTCTTTTATTTTAAAGAGCTGCTTATCTACATCAATTGTGTTTACTGATACTAGTTCCTTATTTACATTCAGATAGTGCCATTCTATGATATTGCTCTCTCTCTTTCTTTCTGATTTCATACTCTTACTACCACAATCAAAGTAATCATAGTTTTCTATAGAGGATACATTTTCTACTATTCTTATTTTTCTTGTCATAGCAGCAGTATAATCTCCTTTATCATTAACTATTAAAGAGACAAAATTATTCATATTAGCTCCTTCTTTTCTTAAGGTATCTTGGTCAGTTCCACTGAAAAATGTAGCCATTGTATCATGTGAATGAATTAAGCCAGTCTTACAGTCAAGTAAATCATGGTCTGTCATATATGCAATAACATCAGGATTAAGCTCAAACTCAGTAAATGTGTTATTACCTATGTCAAGAATAATAAAATCATGACAAGTAATAACTATATTATTATCTTTATAATTTCCTTCTGGCTTATAAAATAATATTCCTGACCACTCATTGTTCCACTCCTTACTACATACATATCTTATTTTAAGTTCTACCTTTTCAGGTATAATAATTTTAGAGGAGAAATTCATGTTCTGTAATAACTGTACTTCCTGTGCTTTCTTCTCCTTTATCTCTATTTCTTCTTTTTTCATAATTCTGTTCTATTGGTTTCTGATATAAATAATTAATAACTCTCATTATAGCATAGAGTAAGGCTCTTATAAATGTATGATGCAATAATAGAGTTGTATTATCTTCTATATTACTATCATCATCTATTATATGTAACTTAACATCCTTACCTTTAAATGTGAATAATGTTATTCCTTCAAACTCTGTTCCTGTACTATAGAAGTTGCCAAAGTAAACTTTATCACCTCTTATTACAGCTTTTCTAAGAGGATACATAGTTGATGCTTGATTTACTATCCCTTTTCTAAATGAGTCTTTATGACTGTTGAACCATTTTATATAGAAATTACTAGCCATTATCCAAAAATCCAGTGATGACATTGCTAAGGCTACTCCATTATCATGATGTACAAATTTTATCAATCCTGATTTAATAAAATCATTTATAAAAAGTTTAAACTCATCTGTAGTTAAATAATCTGGCACACTGACATCATCTCTATGGCAAATAGCACTTTCTATTGATACTGTATTCAGAAATAAATTCAGTTTTCCAATTTCTTCAAGTCTTATATAAGGACCTCCGGAAATAGATTCAACTTTAAGATATTCATCCATTTCATGGCAATATAATCTCCATATAGTATAGTCAGTTCTATTTTTTAGAGTAGCTATAGTAGTGTTTAATGGACCACTTCCTAAGCAAGGAGGGGTAAACTGCTCTAATGCTTGTATGCTATTACTGTCTAATGAGTAAGTATGACTGTGCTTATATCCTGAAGAAAACTGAGAACTAGTATATTCAGACCTGTTTATCTGAAACTTATCTACCAATTCTCCGTCCCACATTATAGTAGTTCTTGTAAATAATTTAGTAATATCTACAAATCTACCATATTCATTAGTGACCCTTATGTTAGGAAAGTAAACTGTTATAGTAAATAATGGTGCTATTCTACTTATTATCCTATCTATATATGTAACTATCATATTATAGATTATAGTAAAAGAAGTATCATCCGTATCTAAATCTATTAAATTTATATCCTCTTCACTTAAAGCATCACATATTCCCTTCTCCTCTTCTGAACTAGGATAGAGTAAACTATGTAATTGTGTCCTCAGAAGCATGTTTTCAACATCCTCTTTAGTCTTTGTACATGTCATATCAACTCTATCTTCTCCATAATAATCTATAAAGATTTTTTCAATTTCAGATGGTACATGCATCATTTCATTGAATGCATTAGTGACAAGAGTACTAAGTAAGAGCTTTGTTTTTAAGTCTTTATTTTCTTCTATTTCTTTCATAATATGAATAATTAACAAAAAAATAAGGGAACCTAATTATTATTAAGTCCCCTTATTGTGTTATCATAGAGTTTAAAGTCTACATTGAAGCCATCATATCATCTATTTCAGCATCTGAATATGGAGAATCACCAATACAAAGTTCTTTGTCAGACTTTGTATGTGTACTTAGGTTATTCTTAATCTTTTCAAGATCATCTTCATCATAGTCGTCTATAGCATCACTGTTCATTAGTAAGTCACATAAAGCAGTGATAGCCTTACGAGCTTTTACATCTTCACACTCTACAGGAACAGCATTCATAGTTTCACTGTCAGTAGTCGGTTTTTCTGCCCTCATTTCTGGAGCAGGTTTTCCTTCAGCAGGTTTTTTATTTTCTGCTATTACTGAAAGTAAGTCATCAGTTTTGCACATTGTAAAGTTTTTACCAAACTTTGCTTTACAAACTTCCTGTAAGTTAAGGTCTTTAATAGTTTGATAAATAGCTTTTCTGTCAGCACCGCTTGAAATCTTCTTCCTTGAGTTAGTTATCATAATAACTAAGTCATTAGTAATAGTACCTTTATAAGGTATGTCATGAGGAAGAGCAGAATCATCTGATATAAGACTTGTTTTAGATACTCCTTCAAAGAAAGCCATATCCTTAAAGTCTATATTGCTGTTTGTCAATTCTACTTTTAACTCTCCTAATGTGGCTGCATTAGACATAATAGTCTTCTTACTCTGTGTTTTTGTTGAAACAACTGTAATTTTTCTTGTTTCCATAATTACTTTAATTTGATTGTTAATATAAATATAAAATTAATTGTCCCCTGAATAATCTTTTTCCTTAAAAAGATTATATATAATAGTCTTAAATTGTACTTTACCCACTGCTTTTCTTAAATCACTTATATCCTTACCTCCTTTAAAGGGAGGTAATATTATATTAGTGAATTTAGTAGATTCTCCAAGTGATTTACCATCTTTTAATCCAGGTTCATCATTATCAAGACAGATAAACACACTCTTAAATCTTTTCCTAAGTTCACTAATTGCAGTATTACTCATATTATATCCTTCTCCCTGTATAGCAATGGATGGTATTCCTGTGTTAGCCCATAAACATAAAGCATCTTTTAAAGATGAACATATACATATTATATCTCCTTTATCAGGTACTTTAGTCCACAGACTTATAGTAGAGGCATCATGCTTGTTACACCATTTATATCCTTTTTTATTAAAAGGCTGATATATCTTTAATGTAGTTTTTCCCTCTTTATGTTCTACATAAGCATAAGCATATTTATCAGCAGCAAAAATATATCTATATCCATTTTTAATTATTATTTTATGAGATATAGGATATACTTCTGCATACTTTAACCACTTTAATGATATACCATAATCACCCCAATACTTAATATCATAGTCTTTCCACTTTCTTATCTTACATTGAAGATCTGAAGCAGTATTATTATCATTATTATGGTTTTTACTTTTAATGCTTTTATTACTATTGTTTACACAGACTTTACTTATATTCTTAATATCACCCTTTATGATACTCAGCATTTTGGGATAACTACAATGCCACATAAGTTTTAGCAAGTCATATATACTACCGCTTTCCTTTGTAGAGAAGTCAATATATTTAACTCTTCCTCTTTTATTATAGAATATCCCAAATGAAGGATTACTATCTCTTCTTATAGGACTGTTTATTACAGTTGGTATTCTATTTATACTGAGATAGTAGTTAATTATTTCCTCCTCTGATACTACTTGAAGGATTTCTTCAAGTGTTGTAGTTTCTATGCCATTGCTAATTGCCATACACTAATATTAAATAAGTATTATTATAAAGTACAGTTTAAATAATTTTATTTTGAGAATCCCCAAGGAGATTGAGCAGCAGTATCATCAAAAGGTAAGTCCTTACTGTCACTCTTTGATAAATCGGTAGCTTCAACATTATACTCTTTTATCTTATCAAACAGAAAGGTAGTATGAGAATATGCAGATGCTTCCTGAGATTGCTGTACATCTTCATAAAGACTCTTATAGTTAGAGGCATCATTCCTTAAGAACCTCTTTGTATAGGCATCCTGATACTGTTTTCCATCATCAGTAGTCTTTATTCCGAACATAATCTTAATCTTATTCTTAGGCTGCAAATTAATAGCTTCTCTTAACTCAGACACATCTCCTTTAAAGTAGTCTTCTATTCTATCAAGTCTGACTTCACTCTCTTCAGGAGTATCTGACATAACCCACTTGCTGTCCTTGTATGTCATCACACTTGGAATATTCAGATAGAAAGCTATAAATTGTGTTAGGTTCTCTTCTCCTACATAGCAAGCTCTGTAGTCAGAATCAAGGTTAGCAGGACCATTCTTATACATAGGAATTTCCTTATTCTTATACTCTTCAGAAGTAACCCATGCAGTTCTGCCATACTTATCAATGACCTGAATTTTTGTCTTATCCCTATTATATCTTTTACTGTCTTCAAGGAACATAGAGACTTTAGTAGTCATATCAGAGTCACATTTTTCACTGTCTGCCTTTACTATGAAATCAAGCCTTATGTTCTTAACTCCAGACTCTTTATTAGTGCCTGTATATTCAGGGTCTTTATCAAGGTTTGTTTTATAAATACCTTCAAGCTCCTCCTTAGATGGATTAACTCCTAAAATAAATACGGGAGCTACACCATAATATCTTTTTACTTCTTTAGCTTCTTCTGAGATTTTTCCTTTAGCTATTGCCATAATATTATTATTTTAAATACTGTATATCTAGTTTCTATTAATATAATATGTGCTTTTAAACTTCTGTAGCAGGGCTTTCTGTAGAAGCAGATACTGAATTATTCAGAGTTTCATCTACAGTATTTAAAGGATTATCATCTAATTTATCTGTAGAAGTTTCAGTAGGAGTTTCTACAGGGATAATAGTATCCGGATATTTAAGTATATACTTGGTGATTTTAATCTTATTACCATTCTTATCTACAGAGCCTGTTTCTTCAATCTTCTTTTCTACAATATCCTCTGTACCATAACCTCCTGTCATAGTTTTAATAGAGGCCTCATATTGCTCCTGCATAGTACTGAGATTATCATACTCTGCCTGTAACTCATCAATCTTGGTCTTGATTTTTTCTTTCTTTGTAACCATTGGATTGACATTCTGTGCAGTTCTCTTTATAACTGCTACTTCAAATTTACTAAATTTCTTTGTTTCCATTTTTTGTTTGCTTTTAACGTTAAAAATTAAAAATATAATAATACATTATTATTCTTGTCTATAAGTGTGAATATATTATATTTGCACCTAATATAGTCACGAGCTTTATACACACATAATAGATAGGACTGCTTTATTATATATTCTGGTAATGAAGTTATCACTTCTATAAATGAGTCTATTCTATCTTTAGCTATACCCTTATCTTCAAGATATGTATGTATAATCTGATTTCCTATACTTTTATTATTATTATTTATAGAATTGTTTATAAAATCATTAAGTAATACAACAGCATCACTCCTCTCCATAATATTCTTTGACTTTATCTGTTACAAGACCTAAGTCATTAGGAATATATAAGTCAAACATACCTACAGGAGACTTTGCAGGATATACACCATCATCATTAGTTACAAACTCCCTTATAGATTTCTTCTCTTTATTATCATATGTAGCTCTTCCATAAAGCACTATTTCAAATTTGCCTTCAGGTGTTATATAATTATCTACCATACTTCCTGTAGACTTATATTTATATGATAATGAGTCTCCATTTTTATCTTTATATTCTTCATAGTGAGCAAGACATATAATATTTTTATCTTCAGGAATATCATTAATTGCATCAAACACAAGACCTGTATTATACCCTATTTTCTTTGGACAGTCCCAACCTCCTTTTAAGGCATTCTTCATATAATAGTCTTGTGCCATATAATTCATATCATCCAATATAATATTCTTATAAGGACTATTAGGATTAGCTAACATAGTAATAGCTTTAGCTACAGTTTCAGCGTCATTGGTCACTATTCTATTACCTTTATCTATATTAGCTAAATCAGTTACTACATACTTCTTATTAGCACCCCTGAAAGGAAGAGGTTTATTGACACAACTGATTAAATAAGTAGTCTTTGGGTTTAATCCCTTAATACCTAATTCAGGTATCTCTCCGATAGATGTTGATTTACCAAAGCCACTTTTTGCTAAAATTAAAATCTTTGACATAAATTTTTATATTTGTTTATTGTTTTATTGCTCCCTATTTATAAATTTACCAAACAGAGATGCAAATATACTTGATTTTTCTATTTTATCCAGTAGTTTATTATTATTTAACTTACTATGAATAAACATTAGAACACTGTTTTTACCTCTTATAGATTTAAGATAGGTATATACCTTGTATATATTTGCAGTATCCTTAGGAGTAGGCAGTTCATTAAAACTGCATGTTGCACCATCAAAGAATAGTGCTATCATACCTCCAGGAGTTCCTCCTCTATTTATAAGTAATTCCATGAATCTTATATTATCTCTGAACTTACTAATATCATATCCCATATATTCCTTAAGTTCAAACTTAAAAGGAGAGAACAATCCTAAGCATACATTACAATCTCTACTAGGATATTTTGAATCTGCAAGGTTAGCTATAGTAGGTCTTATTTTATTTTCTTTATAAGCATCAAGACCTTCACCTACAAATGCTTGTTGCTGAATGACTACAGGAGTAAACTTATATCTGTTTCTAAGTAATACCATATACTCACTAAGTTTATCTATAGACTGCTTAAGAGTCATTCCTCTTTCAGTTGAAGTAAGACTTACATGATCATAAAATATAATCCTATATTCATTAGGATTATCACTCTCATAATAGTTAAAACCCTCTATCTCTTTAGTTTCATTTGTAAAACTGTCTTTTACTTTTTTCTTCTTATGATGTACAGTTCCATGCATCTCTGCATAGCTCTTACATTCAGCATATACTCCTGTAGGATTAGTAGAATCAGAAAAGATAATATTATTCTGAAAAAATTCAAGTATATTATCATATTCTTCAGTATCAAGCAGCTTTAAAACATCCTCATCTACTGGTTTATCATTATCAGTAGAAGTAAGGTTTGTAGGTGATATTCTGATTCTGCTATTACTGAGAGTATATAATAAATAAGACATGAATCTTGTCATTACATCTTCAGGAGTTTCTTCAAGAGGATAATAAAATATCTTTACACTGCATTGAGTAGGATGAGTATAAGCATATAGAAGAGTATTATATACAAATAAGAAGGAGCTTAATTGTGTTTTTCCTCCCTTTGTGGAGCTTGTGACCACGTAGTATTTAGCTTGCTCTATTCCTACAAAGTCATCCCTGAATCTTATAAAAGGAGATGGAATACTATTTATCTCTCCTCTTAATATTCTATTACGTCTCTCTTTAAGAAATGCTTTTACTCTTACTTTAAGTTCTTTATTTTCTTCCATATAAAGTAAAACTACTTAAGTTCTGCTGTCCATTCATTGTTATTAGTATCAGTTTCAGTATTTTCTATAAAAGAAAGAAGTTGTGAATTATATTCATTAGCACCATCAACTACTGTTATTTTACTTATAAAATACTTAAGAACCTGCATATACCTGTAGCTTCCATTAAAGGACTCAATATATCTTTTAGTAGCATCTATAGCTTGCTCATCTGTAAATTCTGCTTTATATTTCTTTACCAGTAATTTTAATCTGGTAGAGATAATTGCAGTAGAATCCCTCCATTGAAGATTAGTACCTTCTTTTCTTCCTTTAGGATAAAGCTCTCTAAGTTTATCAGCAAGATTGGTGAATCTGTCTTTAGCAGTGTCTGTCACTTCACTGTTAATAAGAACAGATTCAACTAGTTCAATACCATCCTTTGAGAGGCTTATGACCTTACCATCAAGACATATATCAGTAAATATATATCCTAAGGCATTCATTCTTGTATAATAACCATCTTCAGCAGGATTATTATGAACTAGTTTCTTATTAACATATAACTTAAAGAGGTATAGAAAATCATTTATATCTATACCTCTTTCACTGACTATATTAGTATCTATTACATACTTCATATAATAAATAATTAATATTTATACTAAAGAAAGTAATTCCTGGTCTATTGAATTAGCCAGTTCTGCTTCTTTCATCTGTAGTTTTGTAAGATAAGGTACAGCAGGACTCTCCTTATTTAATACAATAAGTCTCCCAAGCTCCCTATAAGACTTGTCTTTCTCCTCCCTTTCATTAATAAGTCTTATTATTTTACAAAGCCTTTTTCTTTTAGCATCTTCAGAAGAGTCTTGCTCTTGTGCTTTCTTTTTGTTTGTAAGACTCTCTTTATATAAAGCATCTGCTCTATCTACTCTTGCAGCCATAGCTTCATTAAACATTTTAGTACAAAAAGTATCAAAATGCTTAATATCAGAACAATATAAAATATCACACAATACAGGTCCTACTACACTTGTTTCTTTTATAAGCTCTATATTAAAATCATCAGGCATATAAAAAAGCATTATACACTCATTTTTCTTTCTGTTCTTTAAGCAGTCTAAGATGTTTTTATAGAACTTAAAATTTGATACTCTTCCATATAGAGGATATATAATATCCTTATTTATATTTTTTTTATCCTCTAATGCAAATACAAGTTGTTTTTTATTGAATGTTTCCATATTTATTATAATTTTTATTGTTTATTAAAAAAGTAAATTGTAATTTAAATGTTATAATTATTCTTCTATATATTTTATATTATTCTTCCAGAATGGAAAAGCATCTTTTGTCTTAAGTGTAACCCTATCTTGCATATATCCATGAGTATCATTAAAGAAATCTATTACTTCCCAATAACCCAAGCTCTCTGGATTTATAGGATACAATTGATTGACTGGAAACTCATCCCTGTCTTCCCATACTGTCATTCCCTTTTTAAATATAAGGGGAGCAGCTTTCTTTTCTTCAGTAGATTCAGGAAAATTATATACAATATCTTTTGTAACTATAGCCTTCCTTCTGTATTTTTCTCCTATATTATATCCTATTTTCTTTTTAAACACTTCTATAAGGTCAGCATGAACAGACATGTTGGTTTTAATAGTAGCTACCAAATCACCTTCCCCTGTTCCTGTAAAATATTCTGATTTTAACAGAGAGGCTATTTTATGTAATGTGTTTGCTGTAAGATATGTACTTAAAAGTTCATCACAGTGGTCTTCAATATCCTTCATACTGTTATACTCTCTTGTATTGACAATCCTTCTTCTTTTTGCATCTTCAGGTAACACCAGAGTAAAAGTAAATTGGGAGGGGTCATTCAGAATAGGAAATAACTTTTCAGGGTCAGTGCACTCTTTTCTTTTAAGGTGTTTTACGTTGGCACATATATAGTTGCTTCCATTCTTAAAGGAGAACATAAAATATCTGGCTATTTTATCAGGCAGTTTAAATGTAAGATAATCATCTAATGATGCTGTATATGTGCTTCCATCTACAAGATATGTAGTACCCTCATTCTTTTTGTCTGTTCTTTTCTTACAGTATAGATACATATGTAAGCTATGAGGCTTTCTCTCATATTTTTTAAACTTAGTAACCATTATATATAATTTCATAATTATTTTTTATTAAGTTGCTTTAAAATTATAAATAGGTTTTATAACCTTTACTATATCAACTGTGTCTTTGATACACTCTATAATTTCATCCATAGATTTATATGCCATAGGACTCTCATCTATTGTGCTTTCACATACAGATGTAGAGTATATACCATTCATACTGTTCTTAAAATCATTTATACTAAGAGTCTCATTGGCTTTCTTTCTACTCATCAGTCTTCCAGCACCATGAGGAGCTGAATAATTCCAATCAGGATTGCCTTTCCCTATACATAGAAGTGAGCCATCCCTCATATTCATGGGAATTATCAAATGCTCATTCAGCTTTGCACTTACTGCTCCCTTCCTTAATATTTTATTCTTAATATCAATATAATTATGCAAGGTTTCAAATCTTGAGGAGGCTATAAAGGGAAATGTAATAAACCTTAAAATATCAGCGGCAATAACATTTCTGTTTAAAGAAGCATAAGTCTCTATAATCTTCATGTCAAACAAATAATCCTTCATATTATCTCCTTCAAGATAAGCCATATTTTTATCTATATTATTCTTTGGGAGAGACTTCAATGCCTTAGATATTTCTTTTTCTCTGCCTTCTGCCTTATATTTTTCTATAAGTTCTTTTATTTCCTTGCTATTATCTGATAAAGAAGCAGTAGCCAAGTTCTGATAATAATTACATACTCTTACTCCAAGATTACGTGAACCTGAATGTATAACTAAGTACTTATTACCACTATCATCAACATCAAGCTCAATAAAGTGATTACCACCACCTAAAGTTCCTATAGATTTATTAGCAATGTCAATATCAACCACAGATTTACATTTTAAATTATTTAATGCAGCTGTAAATTTGACTACTGCATTATCATGTATATTAAATCCACATGGAATCTCACTTTTAATTCTACAGTCAAGGGTATTCAGGTCAATATTTATATTACCTAAATAAACTACAAGCATCCCACAGGAAATATCAACACCTACTGTATTAGGAATTATTTTATCTTTAATCTTGATTGTTGTTCCTATTGTGCATCCTGTGCCAGCATGAACATCAGGCATTATTCTTATTTTACAGTCTTTATATGCTGCACAGGCAGAGAGTTTCTCTACCTGCTTCTTAGCTTCTTCTTCTATTGTCTTTGCATATATTTTAGTATTCATAATACTATGTCATTAATGTTGTTTACATAATTTATATACTTATTGTCTATTCCAGGAAGAAGGGCATTAAGATATTCTTCATCCCTTGTACCTTTATAATAGAGTATAAACTGAATAGGGTCCTCTGCTCTTAATCCTCTGCCAAACTTCTGTATGAAAGCTCTCTCTTTACCATCTAACTGAATAATTATATCAGCTTCAATGTTATTGAGATTCTGACCTTCCTGCAACATACCTACAGCATAGAGATTATTAATATCACCTTTATTAAAGGAATCTATTACAGTAAGGGAGTCTTTCTTCTTTGAGTGAATGCAGTTCTTTCCTCCTAAAGATTCTGCCTGTTTTATACTTGAACAAAAGCATATATATCTCTTATTATGTATTAAAGAGAGTATGCCTTTAGCTACAGATGTCTTTGAGTCTCCAAGAAATCTCTTTCTCTTAGAACCTGCAAGCATCCATTGATTTCTCATATAAACCATTCTTGAATTATAGTAGCACTGCTTCCAATATTCAAATCTTTCAGTATAATAGTCATATTCCTGCTTCTGTGAACATAATATATGAAGTTCTGTGTTAGGATATGAACTCTTCCTTTTAAGATACTTCCACCTATCTGCATAAACACATCTTATCTTATGAGACCCTTTTCCCCATTTTTCTACTATTTCTCCTGTAAGTAAAGTATTACTAAGATTAATAGGTATAATATATATCTTAGGTTTAGGAAGCCATTTATTACTGATGGCTTCTTTAAGAGTAACCTTAGAAGTGATGAATTTACTGAATATCCCTGAAAGGGCAATCATAAAGTTATCTGATAGAGTAGCAGATAATAAGAATACATAGTCAGCCTTTATACTATCTACTATATCAAGTCTTAAATCTGAGCTTAAATGATGAGCCTCATCAAATATAACTATGTCATAGTTTGAGTTCTTATAGTTCTTAAGAGAAGCATAGCACTCTATAGTAATATTAGTAAAAGAAGCTCCCCACTTTATAAACTCATTCTCCCAGTTCTTTTTATGTGCAGTCTCTGCTACTATAAGAAGTATTGAAGGCTCTCTATGAAGAGTTATTCTTACCTTATTGCATAATTCTATAGCAGCTCTTGATTTCCCTACTCCTGTAGCCCATTGAAGAGCTATATTATGATAAGTAGGGATAAAAGTAAGTATCTCTTTAAGAAGAGTATCTCTCTGTTTCATAATTCTTTATTTAATTTGACTACTTTCTTTATCTTGTCTATATAAAGAGTATCTTCAGCATATCCTATATCAGTCAGAAACTGATAATAATCATTGCCTTTATACTTATATTGAATATAGTCTTTATATCCCTTTATAGACTCTGACCAGTGATTGAACTTATAGTATGTGCCTCTCTTTGAATCATAAAGACCAAAGAGATTATTATATTTAAGAGCAACATTGGATTTAAAATTACCACTTTCAAGTATAGCCTGAGCATATACAATCTCAGGGTGTTTGATATTATAGTAATATAAAGCCTCCATAAGTCCTTCTTCAGGAGTTTTATTCAGGAAACTCATTTCCTTTTTATTACTTATTGCAGTATTAAAGTGATAGTAATAATTACTACTTTCTCCTTTAGGTGTACTAATTATAGGAAAGATAAATAAAAAGCACATTAACAGTATTAAATAATGTCTTTGTTTCATAATACTAACAGCTTTATATTTTTCCTTATACTGTCGGAACTTGTGTACCATAATAGTATAGTAAATTTGGTTTTTCCTCTTACTAAATCTATATGTGGACTATAAATCTTGTATAAGTTGAATAGTATTATTATTGATATAACTATTAAAATTATTACTTCCATTTTATAAGATTAAATTAAAAAAATAGTATGAGAAAGGACATAATCCCCTCTCATACTCAAAGCTATTTAGTCTTCATAGACATCAACAGCTTTTACTGTGCCTCTCATATCTGAAGCTATTCTATGCAGGTGAGAACTTAATCTGCTATCTGCATTCTTCAGTTTCCAATCATTCTTTCTCTCCCATTCAGGGCACTCATCAGAAATCATGTAGTCATAGGCGTACTTAGAGATAGCAAGAACCTGTAAGGCAGGTTTTGCTTTTCTTGTCTTATAGTGGATAACATAAGGAACACCTTTCTTATCAGTTCCTTTAAGAGTATGCTGATTATATTTATCAATATCCTCAGCAATAACAGTGTTGTTATCCTTGTCTGTGAGTTCTTTTAAGCACTCCTGCTTACTATACATTGTACTTCCTGGAAGTTCAATGACAAGATTTACTTTTATACTTAAGTCCATATGATAGAATATGTTCAATTAAAAATGGTACCTCAAACCTATTTATAGGAAACCAGATACCTTTGGTTTTTAAATGAACTCTAGTAATGTTGCCATTAAGAGTTCTTCGCTTAAAATGTATATAGTCCAAACTCCAATAAGGATGACCTTCTATATACTTTATAGAGGTTTACAGTTAATTATAGCTGTCAACTCAGTATGTCTTATTTAACATACAGTCAACCTACTCATATGTAGGATTTGTTTTTATTCCTTTTAATAAAGACTTTGTTAACCAAGTAAGTATGCCGGAATAAATAAGTACATACTGTTTTGTTTTAGTGGAGGATCTGAGAGTCGAACTCAGGTCTTGATGATATCCTAAGAAAGGATTCTTACATGCTTATATTGTTTTTAATGAAGTCAATAACTTCAGGAGCTGAATGTATTTAACATTCTTTCCACCAAACTGTTTTATTGTCCATAAACAGTTAAAAAGTAGAGCTGCCTTCTGCGAAACCACAGCAATTAATGTTCTAGAAGTAGGGCACTCTGTCTTAGACTCCTAACAGACCTTTTCACCTTTCTGTTTCTAAGTAAGTGATACTCAAGCAGCCTTAAGCTGCAATGCGATATTCTGTATTATCTGCACTTATTGTTTTGCATGTCTTTTCATACAGTCAGCATGTCCTTTAATCTGATTCTTATCAATCAAAGCCAATCTATCCCCCATAAATTGGATTTTTACTTTGAAAAATGTCCTAAAAAGTCAACCTCTTTCTTATTGAAAGACTGCTTAAAGTCAAACGTTTATGCTTTTGCGTTTCACGTCCTAAAGTAATGGTGCTTCTACCCGTGAACAGGACATTTAATGATAGCTTGCCTATCAGCATATACTTCCTATTCAATATCAGATGTATATCAGGATATATATTATGAAGGAAACTTCTAACTATGTGTTATAGCTTCCTATAATATTCTGTATTATTGTGTTCTGCTACACAGTTTAATGCTGGATACTGTGGTATCACAATACTTGCTTGCCTTACATTTATCACAGTTTATTCTAGTATCGATAAACTCTATGTATCTCCAAAGGATGCTGTTTGTGTGTATTCTTTCATGGATAGAACTTAAGAGTTCCTGTACATTTCTAAATATAATAACTTTATAAACTATCCTATTATCTAAGTTATTGTATTTAAGAATAACAGCTTTATTCTTCATAGGTATTTCCTCTAAGGTGTGCCACTCAGCAGCATACTTAATTCCTTCCTCAAAGTCTACTTTAGTTCTATTATGTTCTTCTATGGAATTAAAACCAAAGAGATGTAAATACCAGTCTGATGCATCTGAAATACTATCAAATGCAGGAGTTATTTCATATATATCATTATTCATTGCAAAGTTAATTAAAATTTTCTATATAATAAAATATTATTTATTAAAAAGTAAAAAGAGAAAAGGTTCCCTGCTTTCTCAAGTGGAGAACCTGTGCCTGCACACTAATCATAAAACAAAAATATAAGCACCTACAAAATAAAGACATAAATGTGCAGACCCCAATGCAGAGATTACGCTTTAATCTCTGTATATTCCTTATGCTTTCTCAAGTAATTATCAAATCCTTGCCTTGAAGTAGCATAGATACTATGCTCTTCATTACTGTTATCAACTACTTTATACCACATATTATTATTATTATTATTTATTTAATGTTCTATTTAGTACAGTATCAATGAATCTTGCACCTGAGTAGATGTAAAATTCTCTTAGGGACAGTAAACCTACTGTAGTACATAATAATGCAGTGTAGGCTATTAGTATGAAAGCAAGAGCTATGAATTTCATATTTGCTCCCATACATATTAATACTAAGGTAAGTATCATAGTTATCCATAGAATAACTATTTTAAATATCTTCTCTGTAAGTGACTTTTTCATAATGTATCTATTAAAATAGTGATACTTTATGGGATTTACTCTTATTAGAGTAATCCCAATTAGTTAGAAATTTACTGTCACAGTGTGCTATAAGCATATAGCAGTGACCATTCAGCTTTTGTAATACTTTATTCATTAATTTTATTATTTAATTATTTTATTCTGTTCTTGCTTCTGGATAGTCATCTTCTATAGATGATTGACATTTATTCATAGAAGCTATGATAATTATAGCTATTATAGTACTTATAATATATATAATAGTTCTATTCTTCTTTGGAGTATCATCACTTACTAATGGTGATGCTATCAAAGAGGATAATAATCCTATTATTAATATTATTATTGGTAATAAAAATATTATTGCCAAAATAATTATTATACCTGTTTCCATAGTATGTGTTTTTGTGTTTTACACCTAAAACTTAGTTTATTTTAATGTATTTATACACTGTGTCTCACTATCAGAGGTTCTTCTGTGTATATTGTCAATATCTGATCAAGATATTAATACATTTATCTAAGAAACTGGTGCCCTCAACAACTTGGGAAGCTATTTGAGTTTTTTTGAATAATAATTAAAACTTTCAGAAATGCCTGAGCTATGCCTACTTATTTTAATTATTATATATATGAATTATTCAGTAAAAATAGTTATAATCTTATTGATTGTTCTATTTTTTCATTGTAATTTTAATGGAGAAAAAAGAGTAATTAGGTAGTCTAACTACCTAATACTCAATGACTTACAAGCACTGCTTAAAGCAATGCTTGAAGTCATTTTAAGGGGTTACAAGCTAAATGCTGGCTTCCCCTTAGTACTAATGCAAGGTGCCCACTCACCTGATGTGAGTTGCACCTCAGAATACTGAAGCTCATTAATGGCAGCAGCACCTGATTCTCTTAGGGTTTCAGCAGCTTTGTCACTAACAAAGCCACGTTTACTTCCACACACAAAGAATAATGTGTGTGCTGTTCCTTCCTTTGTAGGGAAGAAATCAATGCTTGAACCATTTTCACTCATCTTAAGAGCCTGAAGGCTCATATTACTCTTGGATTCCATAGTTGTAATTTTTTATGGATTTACATAGAGAATATCTCTATGTAAGAGAGGGGCTATAAACCCACTCTCCAAAGTCTGGGAGGGGTATTTGGTGACAGACTTTCATTCATAGAAATACTAAAAAATTCTAGAAAAAATTCTAAAAAAAATTTTAGGAAAAAAAATAAAATAAAATAAAAATCCCATATAAATATAGCACTCAATAGTTAATCTTTATTAAATCTTTCATTTTTATTCTTTTATATTTGCACAGTATAATTTTTTATACTATCTTTGCTCACAGTTAATCCCTGTTCATCCAGAGATTTCAATCTACAGTAAATGAAACTGAAGGAATACCACCTGAGTTAGATTGGCATAAAGAGTGACCTGCTCACCTATACATAGAGTAGTTATACATCTCTTAGGACTTGAAAAACTTATATGACATAAACTGGGGTCTCCCACCAAGATGATGAGAAAGAGGTTGAGGTAAAGAGGAGTTCAAGATAAAACTACAATAAAAGTAGATAATAACCGCCCCCTATTAATAGTATAAGCAAAGGGTGTAAATATAAATTAGCAGTGGCTATAATTAAATTACATCAGATGATGGATAAAAACGTCAGGTAATTATTATTGTGCTTGATTGATAATAACATTATTATTTAAGATTATTTTGTTTGGTTTTAATATAAATTTTAAGTCTGTATTAAAGTATAAAAGTAAGTCAATATGAGTTTTAAATAGGGATTAACATACAAGGTTTTAGTAATAATTTTTATTATAGTTAGTAGCATCAGTTAGTGATAATAGATACTTCATTTTGTCAAAGACTTACTTTTAGATATTAGTGATTTCGGTTAAACTAATATCAGAGGCTGAACTTTAGACCATTGTTTTTAAAGGCAGCCTCTTACTTTTTTATAAGGAAGAGTAGCTCAATTGGATAGAGCAACAGATTTCTAATCTGTAGGTTAAGAGTTCAAGTCTCTTCTCTTTCACTTTAATTCTTATCAGAGTATATAGTATATGTTATATAATGTAGAAAAGAAAAGAGACTTTGAGTATGTTGATTTATATAGATATACATCAAAGAATATATATGGACAGATAATTAATTGTGAGTCATACTTGTATGAAGGTAATCAGTATAACTTTTCTTTTTATGTTACCTCTAAAAGAAAAAAGGGCTTTCAGAGTGGGCAGCATACAGGCAAAGATGGAATAAAATCTTTTCTATGGGCAAAGAAATGTTTAATTGATTACCTTCTATTCTTTAAAGAGCATAGGAAAGGATGTACACTGCATATATTTCCTGATAATAAAAGACTATTGCAGATATATAAGTATGCATTACTTCCTTTGGGATTTACTATTAGAAAAAGTAAAAGCAAAGAATTAATATATAAAGCAGTATAATATCATTAATCTTATAAGAAACTATGACAAAAACAAGTAATGCTTCTTTTATTAAAAAGCTAGTAATGAATAATACAGGAGTTTCCTCAAAGAACTTCTTTCTTATAGCTGTAACTATTATAGGATTAATATTATTATTAATACCAGCTGCAATACTTATCATTGAAGTAGTATATAATCATACTATAAGGACTGACTTACATGGACTTGCTGCTTATATAGCTTCTGTTGCAGGAGTATTTGCATCAGCAGGTATTACTAAGGCATGGTCAGAGAAATATGAGAATAGAGAAAATCATGATATACATAGAGAGCCTGAACCAGAAGAGCCTATGCCTGATGATAATATGCATGAACACTGTTAATTTAATTTAAATAAACTCATATTATTTGTATGTATGAAAATAATCCCTTATATTTGCAATACTAATTTAGTTACTAATAAATTTTAATTTTAAACTCTAAAATAATATGGAAACATTACTTACTCCTATAGGAGATAGAGTACAAGAAGAAGGAAGCTCACAACTATTTCTTTCATTCATAAACAGACTTGAAGGATTTAAAACCAGATGTAAAAATCTTCATTGGGCAGCACCAAGAAAAAACATACATGTATATCTTGATGATTTCTTAGGGGTTATCTCAGATTATCAGGATGGTCTTGCTGAAGGTTATATGGGAATACTTGGTAAAATGCAACCTAATGCAGTTAAAGGAATACCTTGTGACTGCCTTAATGCTTTTGACTTTATAGCTACTGTTAAAGCAACTACTATAGACTTTTATAGTAAGATTCCTGAAGATGTTATATATAAAGGTATTACATCAGAATGTGAAACATTTATTCAGAATATTAATAAGTATGACTATCTATTTCATCTTTGTGATGTAAGATTATATTAATTATATTATGGAAGAAAAAGAAGAATTATATAATGAGGAGAGGGATACACATAAGTATTTATGTGCTATAACAGCTAGTACTATACGTGATCTTCTCAAGAAAGCTAATGATAAATGTATTCAACATGAGGATGTAGTAACTATATTAAAAGAAACTGACTGGTTTTTACTTATATATTATAAGCAATAAATACACACTTAATATATAAACATTTATGAGTAGTATAGATAACTTAGATATTAAGGCATTGAAAGATAGCAAATTTAGTAAAGAACCAGTTCTTTATTGTAAGAAGTGTCTTTCATTAAGGATAAGGGATATACCAGGATTAGAAGACTCAATATACTGTGACTCATGTGGTTCTACAGACATCAGTGAATGCAGCATTGAAAAATGGAAAGTACTATATAAAGAAAAATATGGTCATGATTATTTAGATAGTTTTTAATAATAATAATAATTTAATTTATAAAGCAATGGAAGAGAAAGTAAACAAATTAAAGGTAGTAAAGAATAACCTGACAGCTAAACCAAGTGCAGATCAGAAGCAGGAGAAATTATCATATGAGCAGCTTGAAAATATAGCTCATCAGCTCAGTGAACAGTCAAGACAGCTTTATACAAAGTTACAGGAGGCTAATCTTAGTAATATGTTTAAAAGACTTGACTATTTATTTAAAGTACTTGAGTACAGTGGTATGTTTAATCCTGACTTTGTTGATAAGTGTGTAAATGAAGTTGAAGAGACAATTACTTTACCTGAAAAGAAAGAAGAAGCAGCAGATAATAAAGACAGCCTCAAGGAAGATTCTGAAAAGTAGAAATATATACTATGAATAAGGCTAATAATGTAGTAAGGATACCTTGTTCTTTATCTAATAGCTTCTTCAGATATTGGTTTATGTTTCTAGAACCATTTCATAATCTTACTGAAAGAGAAATGGAGGTAATAACCAGCTTTGTTAAGAATAGGTTTAAATTAAGCAAAGTAATACAAGACCAGAATATTCTTGATAAAGTTACAATGAGTGAAGATACTAAGAAGAAAGTAAGGGAAGAGTGTAATATAACTCTTCCTCACTTTCAAGTAATCATGGGTAAACTTAGAAAGAATAAGGTTATAGTGGATGGAAAGATTAATCCAAGATTTATACCTAATATAGTCCCTGAAGATAAGAATTTCAAGTTACTATTATTGTTTGATTTAAATGAAAAGCAGTGATAGATATAAAAAGTATTATACATAAGGTATCTAATGAGCTTAATATACCTGAGGATATAGTATATAAAACTTATATGTATTATTGGAAATCCATAAAGTGTAATATACAGTTACTTCCTTTAAAGGAAACTATAGCAGAAAAAGATTATAGTAAGTTCAAAACTAACTTTAATATCCCAGTAATAGGTAAGTTGATGTGTAATTATGATAGATATAAAAGAATAAAGAATAGATTTTTATATATTAAAAAGATAAAGAACAATGAAACCCAATAGAGATAAAGATAATAAAGAAGTTCCTGAAGTACCTGATTTTGTTATTAGAATGCTAGGGGAACATAGAAGTCTTAAAGAGAAAATAAATGCAATTAATGAAAGTATTAAAGATTCTAAGTTTATATCAAAAGTAGGGCTTGTGCAATATAATTTAATACTAATGCAGTTAGGAGCTATGACTAATTACTTTGCAATATTGACAAAAAGACTTGAACTTCTAATTAAAAAATATGATAAAAATGATAAAAATTAAAAAGATAAAACCAATGTTTACATCCTTAGTAACTACAATGGATAGATATGATGAGGATGTAATTGATAACAATCTTATAATTGCAAACAAACAAAAAGGTGATGTAAAAGAGTATCAGACAGTAATAGCTGTTGGGGATTCTGTAAGAGGTATAAAAGTAGGAGACCTTGTATGCATTAACCCTATAAGATATGGTAGAACTAAGCATAAAGATGGTACTCTTAAAGATGGAATAGTATCTGATAATCCAATTATAGAGTACTGCTTTAATGTAATTGAATTAGATGGTAAACAAGATTTACTACTTGAAGACAGAGACATAAACTTCGTTATAGAAGATTATGAAGAAGTAAAAGATAAGCCCAAGAGTACTCTTATACAGCCAAGGAAAAAGGAGATAATACTTTAATTAATATTATAAAAGCTTAGTTTGATTTACTCTTACTGAGCTTTTATTTTTAATATCCTATATATGAAGCTATTTAAATATGAAGGTTATAAGGTAATAATATCTGAAGAGGCTCTGTTATTAAAGCCATTTAAAGATATATGGAATAGAGATAAATCTAAAAATAAAAGTACTGCTCTTCAAGAACTTGGATTTATCTACTTTATGGAAGACCCAAGAAGTGATTATCAGTATATTGTAGATATAAATGAAAGACAGAAAGCTATTATGGAGGGAGAAGGACTTTCAGATAAATGGAAGCCTGACAAACTCATTAAGGAGGCTATGAAATTCTATGAAACATTTAAGTCTACAGGAGCATTACTACTTGAGGATACAAGATTTGCAGTAGATAAACTTAGAAAGTTATTAAGAGATATAGATTTAAGTAAGACTGATGACCATGAGAAGCCTATCTATACTCTTAATACAATTACTTCTACTATTAAACAGATACCTGATCTTATAAAAGAACTTGACAATGCAGAAAGAGCAATAACAACAGAAATGAAATCAGGTAGTAGAATGAGAGGTTCAGGGGAGAAAACATTATTTGATGATGGTATAAAATTATAATTATGGATTTAAGTATATTAGCAGAAGCATTTAAAGATTTTCTTTATAATACAAGAAAGAACCTTGGAATAGACAGCACTGAAGTTGTTGAACATATTGTATTTCAGAGAGAAGTAATTCCTGATAATAGTTTTAAAGCTTATAAGAGGTATAAAACAACTCTATGGATTATAGTAAATAAGAAAAGAATTCCTGTACTTGTAGTTCAGGCAGTAGCAAGAAGTATAGAAGATAATAAGGATAAAGTAGAGAAAGAAGTTGATAGAATTGTACTTAAAGAGCTGTTTAATCTTATAAGCTCTAAGGAGATTATAAAAATAGTTAATTATGATTATAGTGACTACAACTCTTCTGCATTATAATTGATTATAACATGAATGAAATTAAAGTAAATAGTTGTCAGACACCAATTACTGAAGAACTTATAAACACTCTTAATAGTGAAGAAAAGGAACAGTTTTTTGAGTGTATTAATAATATTCCTTACATAAAGAGTCTTATATCTCCTCATAGATTATATGCAAAAGACCTTGACAGAGATGAACTAGGAAGAATTAAAATAGATATAACAAAGCCTCATATTTTAGAGAATATGGATTACTTTAGACCATCTGCTATATACTTTGAGAAAAATGGCTGCTATACTAAACTTAAGCCTAATAGTAATCCTAATAGTGAGTTTGGTAAATGGATAAGAGAAGAAATAAGAAGGTGCTATGATGGATATATAAGACCATCAGATGGTGAATGGATTACTGGTGATTTTTATTTCTTTCTTAATTATTGCCCTATACAGCTTATTAAAGAGGGAAGTAATAATAGAAGTAACAGAGCTATAGGATTTCCTAAAGTATGGGAAGGTCATTATCTTAAATCACATTATCTTGAGCAATGTAGAAATGAAGGTAAACATGCTGTTGAACTTGCAAGTAGAGGTAAAGGTAAGTCTTACTATGCAGCAGCTATGCTTGCTAAAAGATTTATATTAGGAGAAAGTGCTGAAGTAAATGTAAAAGTACAGTGTGTTGCTACTGCATCAGAGAAAAAGTATATTCATGGGGCTAATCAGATTCTTGATATGTTTCAGTATTATATAGATTTCTGTGCAATTAATACTCAATTTCCTTCAAAGAGAATTACATCATCAATGCAGAATCTTCAATGGACTATGGGTTATATTGACTCAGATACAGGTGCAAGAAGAGGAACACAGAATAGTGTAGTCGGAATTACATCAAAAGATGATGAGTCTAAACTTAGAGGTTCAAGAGGTGTTCTTTTTCTACTTGAAGAAGCAGGTACTTTCCCTAGACTAAGAGACCTTTTCTCTGTACTTAGACCTTCTGTGGAAGATGGTGAAAAGACTTTTGGTCTTATATATGCTTATGGTACAGCAGGTGATAAGGATTCTGACTTTAGTTCTCTACAGGAACTTATGTATAATCCTAATGGATATAGAATTAAAGGCATTAATAATGTATATGATAAGGAAGGACAGAGTAGAAGTGTCTTTACTTACTTCTTTCCTGGATATATAAATATGGCAGGATATTATGATAAAGATGGTAATAGTGATGTTATAGGAGCTTTAATATACATTCTTAAGGATAGATACAAAGTTAAATATGGAAGTACTGATATTAATACTATTACTAAGAGAATAGCTGAAATACCTATTACTCCACAGGAAGCTATACAGAGATATACGAAAAACATATTTCCTGTTACCGAGCTTAATTCAAGACTTGCAGAGATAGATAACAACCCTAATTTTTATAGTGATACTTATGTTGGTGAGTTATTCTTTGCTAAAGATAATACTGTAGAGTTTAAACCTACAGCAGAAAAACCTATAAGAGATTTTCCTCTTAAGGATAATAAATCAACAGGAGCATTAGAAATATATGAACTTCCTGTAAAGGTTAATAATAAAATACCTTATGAGAGATATATACTATCACTTGATAACTATGAAAATGATAGTGCAGAAACTATGTCTTTAGGTTCTATATTTGTACTTGATTTATGGACAGATAGAATAGTAGCTGAATATACAGGAAGACCTATGTTTGCTGATGACCTTAATGAATTAGCAAGAAAGCTATGTTTATTCTATAATGGAAGACTTCTTTATGAAAATAATAAAAAGAATACTTTTGCTTATTTCAGCAGATTTAACTCATTACATCTATTAGCTGATACTCCTGAATATCTTAGGCAAAGAGAGCTTATTAAAACTACATCTTTTGGTAATAGCTCTAAAGGAGTAGCTGCAACTACACCTATAAAGAATTTTGGTATGACTCTTATAAGAGATTGGTTACTTAAACCAGTCACTGTAGAAAAAGAAGAAAATGGTGAATCAGTACAGTACACATTACCTAATCTTCACTTCTTAAAGAACAGGGCATTAATTAAGGAACTTATTCTTTATAATCCTGAAATTAATGTAGATAGAATAATGTCTCTTTTACAATTAATGTTATATAGAGAGGAAAAAATTATTATGTACAATGGAGATGTTAAGGAGAGAACTGAAATACCTCCTAATTATGCAGGTAATGATAAATTCTTTACTGATAACTATGATAATAAATTTAATATTATAAGTGATTTTAAACAGTAAATTTAGTAAAAATAGCTATAATTAATTAGTATTTTACTTATATTATTGTAAAGTATGCAGAGATTACTTATTTTTGTAGCAAAATTAAATAAAAGAATATGGAATATAGTTCACAAAGTCTTCCTCCTGAGCAGCTTTCTTTTAATAAGAAAACTAAAGCATGGCGTAAGGCACACTTAGATTGGGCTGACTCTAAAACTTTCTTTAATTATTCTTTATGTAGGAAGAGTGTGATTCATAAGAAGATTAATTATGATTTACTTAATGGTAAACTTCATATGAATGATATGGAACTCATACTAAATCCTGAACATATTAGAGCAGGATTTATACCAGATAGAATACAGCACTATCCTATAATGAATAGTAAACTTAATGTCCTTAAAGGAGAAGAGTCTAAAAGGGTATTTGATTTTAAGGTTATAGTCACTAATCCTAATGCAGTATCAGATATAGAAAATAATAAGAAAGAAGAGATTTATCAGAGATTACAGCAATGGGTATCAAATAACAGTCAGTCTGATGAGGATGCTAATCAGGAACTTGAAAAAATGAGTGATTACTTCACTTATGAGTGGCAGGATATGAGAGAAATCAGATCTAATCTTTTACTTAATCATTATGTAAAAGAACTTAATATTCCTCTTATATTTAATCAAGGATTTATGGATGCTATGACTGTAGGAGAGGAAATATATCAATGTAGTATAATAGGAGGTGAGCCAACACTTGAAAAACTTAATCCTCTTAAGGTTAGAATATTTAAGTCAGGTTATTCAAATAAAATTGAAGATGCTGATATGATAGTCCTTGAGGATTATTGGAGTCCAGGTAGGGTAATAGATACTTATTATGACTTACTTACTACAAAAGACCTTGAATATATAAATAAATTACCAGACCATGTAGGACAGGCAGCTACTGACTCTATGAGTAATATAGATGAAAGAATGGGCTTTGTAAATAATTACATGATAGGTGATGAGATTACTTCACAGGAAGGTTTCTTTTGGGATCCTCTTATGACTTCTGAAGGAATAGGTAATACATTACTTCCTTATGATATAGCTGGTAATCTTAGAGTTCTTAGAGTATATTGGAAATCAAGAAGAAAGATTAAGAAAGTAAGGTCTTATAATAAAGAAACAGGTGAGGAGGAATTTCATTTTTATCCTGAAACTTATATACTTAAAACAGATGAAGGAGAAGAAGAGCAGATATTTTATATTAATGAAGCATGGGAAGGTACTAAAATAGGTACTGATATTTATGTAAATATGAGACCTAGAGTAGTACAGTATAATAGACTTAGCAATCCATCAAGATGCCACTTTGGTATTATAGGCTCTATATATAATCTTAATGATAGTAGACCTTTCTCACTTGTTGATATGATGAAACCTTATAGTTATCTTTATGATATTATACATGACAGGCTTAATAAACTTATAGCAAGAAATTGGGGCACTCTTATAAGATATGATTTTGCTAAGAATCATCCTAAAGGATGGGATGTAGAAAAATGGTTATACTATGCAAAGACTATGGGTATAGCAGTTGAGGATAGTTTCAATGAAGGTAATATAGGAGCAGCTACAGGTAAACTTGCAGGAGCTATGAATAATGCTTCTAATGGAGTAATAGCAGCTTCTGATGGAAATCAGATACAGCAATATATGAACCTTCTTGAATTTATTAAAATGGAGATGAGTGATGTTGCAGGTATTTCTAAGCAGAGAGAGGGACAGATAAGTAATAGAGAAACTGTTGGTGGAGTTGAAAGAGCTACTCTACAATCCTCATATATAACTGAGTGGCTATTTACTATACATGATGATGTAAAGAAAAGAGTACTTGAATGCTTTATAGAAACTGCAAAGGCAGCACTTAAAGGAAGAAGTAAGAAGTTCCAATATATTCTTAATGATGGGTCTATGCAAGTCATGAATATAGATGGTGATGAGTTTGCTGAATGTGATTATGGCTTAGTAGTAGATAATAGTAACAGCACACAGCTTCTTTCACAGAAACTTGATACTCTTGCACAGGCTGCTTTACAGAATCAGACTCTTTCTTTTTCTACTATTATGCAGCTTTATAACTCTTCTTCTCTTATTGAGAAACAGAGAATGGTTGAAAATAATGAAAAGCAGATACAAGAAAGACAGCAGCAGCAACAGCAGGAACAACTTAAACAGCAACAGCAAGCCCTTGAATCTCAGATGTTACAAAAGGAATCTGAGCTTAAGCAAAAAGAAGAAGCTAACATAAGAGATAATGAAACTAAAGTTTTAATAGCTAATATACAGGCAGAAGGCTATGCAAATATGAATGATGGTATTCAGGAACCTGATAATACTCAAGAAAATAAGGATAAACTTATAGAGCAAATGAGAGAATTTGATACTAAAATAAAACTTGAAAGAGATAAACTTGTACAGGACAAAGAGAAACATGATAAAGAGATTGCTATTAAAAGGGCAGCTTTAAATAAACAAGTAACAACTAAAAGTAATTAAATATTATGGCAGAAATAAAAAGAAATATAGTTTTTAGTCAGACAGAGCCTACTGATATAAACAGTTTTTGGCTTAAATATAATAGTAATTTAAATAATTATTCCCTTCTGGCTTTTATAAATGGTGAGTGGTCTTCATTAGGTGGAAGTGGCAGTGATATTGCAGTGGAAAAAATTAATATTACACTTTCCTCAAATCAAGGAATTAATATTATAGGTAAGAAAGTATATATTAAAAAAGTATCTGATAATACAATTTTATATACACTTACATGGACTGGTACTACTTTAACACAGAATATTAAATCTGATGAATCATATTATGTTGAAGTAGAGCCTATTACAGGATATACCACTCCTAAAAGTGATTCATTTACAGCAGTTTCTGGAAATAGTAGAAGTGTTTCTTTAAAATATGAATCTGAAAAGGTAACTATTAATGTTTCAGCGTATGATAGTGCTGATATGTCAGGACAAATAGTAACAGCAGTTATAAATAATGTTAAAACTACATATACTTGGGCAGGAACTAATATAGTTATATATGTGCCTTTTGGTCAGTCTATAGTATTATATTGTGATAAAAAGAATGGTTATAGTACTCCTATGTTGATAGAAAGAACAGCATCTGCTGATACTTTCACTGCTAATTTTGTATATGGAGAAACAAAACTACAAGTAGCAATAGTAGATAAAGATGGAAATACTTATTCACCATCAGAATGGGATACAGCAAATAATGCCAATGTAGCAGGATTTAAACTAACTACAAGCAATGTAGATATTATTCTTTCTCCTGATTATACTAATAAAGTATGGGGTCCTTCTGTCTTAATAGACGGATGTACTACTATTACAGATTCTTATGCTGCAATATTTGATTATGCAGGAAAAGCTAATACTGATGCAATCATAGGAACTGCATTAACTTATGCAGCTGAATGGTGTAATTCTTATACTTGGAAATTAGCTAATAAAAATGGTTACTTACCAGCGTTAGGTGAACTTTATGAGATTGCACTTAATATTGCTGACATTAATACATGTAGAACTACTGTAGGATTAGCAGCTCTTCCTACTTCTACGCCATTCTGGTCTTCTACTCAGCTTAATGCCATCAGCGCATGGGTTTGTAACTTTTCTTCTTTGACAGTGGGCAGCAATGTCAAGAGCCTCAACTTCATCTCTGTGTTCGCAGTATGTGCATCCTGATATGAGAAAGCTTAATTTATATAGTGTATTATTAGAACTTGCAAAACTATTATATACTATCACAAAACATTTACCTAAAGATATTAAATATACTTATGGTGCAGATATTAGAGTTTGTGCTTCTAATTGTTTAAAATGTATTATTTTTGAAGAAAGAGCTAAAGATGATACAGAAAAACTTAAAAAGCTAGAAGAATGTTATGATAATCTTACATTATTAGAAGCAAATCTTAATATATGTGAGGGAGAATATATTTTTGTAGTAAATAAAGTTAATCAAAAAAGTAAGACTGAAAGATTAATTTCCGATTTATCTGAAAGTCATATTGGAGAACTGATAATAAGTGCTAGAGTAAAACTTGAAGAGAAAATGAAGGTAATAAATAGAATCTAATGACAAGCATAAAATTTTTATGAACTCATATAGAGAAAATATTTTAAATAAAGATGGACAATACACTGTTTTATAAACAGTTAAGATATATTAGTTATTGAATAATGCCAACAACACATGGAATTGTAACTTTTCTTCTTTGACAGTGAACAACAATGACAAGAACAACAACAACTCTGTGTTCGCAGTATGTGAATCTTTACAAAAATATATGAAACATATAGATATAAATCAATATTACAATGCCTACTTTATTTTTAGAAAACATTGTAGAAAATCTAGTTCACAAATTATATTTGAAAGTGATTTCAGATATAACCTTCATTTGCTCCGAGAGTCTGTTATAAACCAAACTGTTGATTTAGGTGAAAGTAACTCATTCATAGTTACTAAGCCTAAACCAAGAGAAGTTTTTGCAGGAAGTATAAATAAAAGAATACTTGATACTTTAGTAGTTATGTTTTTAAGACCTACTATTGAAAGTATATTGCCTAATAGGATGTATAACTGTAGAAAAGGTAAGGGACTAAATCAATATCATTCTGTATTAAAGCAGGATATGATAGATTCTTATAAAGAATATGGTAATGATAGTTGGATTTTTGGAGGAGATATTAAATCTTTTTTCATGTCACTTAATAAAGATATAGTTTGGAATGAATGGAAAAAAGTAATTGATATATATAGTGGAGATTATAAAGAAGAACTTAATTATATAATTAAATTACTTATATATTATGAACCTGAAAATCATTCAATAAGAAAGAGTCCTATATCTATGTGGAATCTAATTCCTAGTTATAAGTCTTTATATACAAATGGAAAAAATAAAGGTTTACCTATAGGAGATTTAGTATCACAATGGTCAGCCTTATTAATTCTTAAAGATTTTGGAAACTGTTTAAAAGCTAGATATAAATATATTGGAATCTACATGGATGATTTTTATATTATTGGAAAGCATTCTGAATTACTAAAGGCAGTAGAATATTCAAGAAATCTTCTTCTAAAAAAAGAACTTTGCCTAAAAATGGATAAAATATATTTTCAACCAGCCTACCATGGAATAAAAACATGTGGTGCAGTGGTATATAAAGACAGAAGTTATATAGCTAATAGAGTAGTAAATAATACATACAGATTTATTATCTCACTATATAGAAGAAAGATTAGTGCAGAGAGTACAATGATGACATTAAATTCTTATTTTGGTATAATGCAACATTTCTGCTCCTATAATATAAGAACAAAACTTATAAAGATATTACCACATAAGGTATTTAATAAATTATATATACAGGGACATTATAAATATTTTAAATTAAAGAGATATGATAGTAAAGACATTAGTTAAGATTACAGATTATACGCCTATGATTAAGATAAGTAAAGATAAATGGCGTGTATATTTTGATAAAAAAGATAATGATGATGGAGTGACATGTTTATGTCAAGTTTTTGATTTAATTGGTAGTTCAAAAGAATTATTGATAGAGAAAATAAAAGAAAGTATAACTGACTTTTACAATAAGCAAACAGATAAAGCTATATTATCAGGTTTTGTGTGGATTGACTCAGCAAAAAAAGAGCATAATGTCTGGCTGAGTTCTGAGAATCAGTTTAATTATAAAGCTGCTTATGATGCCTATGTAGCAAATGGAATGCCTACAAATGGATTTATTGTAAAATTTGGAGATAATTATAATAATGATTATTATACATTCACAGACATTACTACGTTGGCAGATTTTTATCTGAAAGGATTAAAATATGTACAGGATACACTTTCTGTTGGCTGGACTACAAAAAATGCAATTGACTGGAGTGTATATGAGAATTTATTACAATGAGCAGAGGATGTGGATGCCAGACTGGGATATTAAAGTGGTTTAAGCCACCTTATGCTGATAAATTCTATGCTGCATGTTGTTGCCATGATGATGATTATGATATAGGTGGAGATGAAGCAAGTAGACTTATAGCTGATAATACACTATTTCATAATATTGAAAAGATTATATTTCAAGAAGAAGTAAGTCCTTTTAAAACAATATGGCTTCATTGCTTTGCACTACTTTATTATATCAGTGTAAGGATGTTTGGTAAAGACTATTTTAATTATAAAAGCAGTAGTAATAATAAGTTATAAATATTTTAGTTAATTAATAAAATTATAAAATTATGGAAAAAGTATTAAGTTGCAAATGGTTATTTGGTATTGTTGGTGCAGTACTTGGATTTTTAGCATTATTGCAGGAGCATACATTAGATGGGCAGAATGCATGGATATTAGCACTTGGTATAGCTGCTGTATGTGGTGCATTTACTGAAGTAATGAATGTTTTAATGTATAATAAAAAGTTTAATCTGTGGAATCCTATTTCATGGGTTATAGGAAGTGTTATATCTATATTAGTATCAATTATAATATGGTAAATAATGAGAAAGGTATTTGAGAAAATTTCAAATTACTTATCTAAGATAGAGGTGGATAAATGGATGCACTTTAATCTTGTAATGCTTATATCCTTTATCATTACAGAAATACTAAAAGTATGTAATTTAGGATGTGCATATTCACTGATAGCAGGATTTGCTTTTGGTACTGCTGTTGGGATTATAAAGGAACTCTGGGATAAGAAGAATGGTGAAAAGTTTGATTGGATGGATATAAAGGCAGATGTTTTTGGTGCTACTATTGGTGCTATAATGGGAGTACTATAATACAATTCTATTAATATTTATAGGAGAGGTTTTAACATTAAAATCTCTTCTATAATTAAATCATAAGTGACTGTTAGTCACCTTAATATATAATAATTTAATAATTAATTAATAAATAAATATATGGCAGAAGTAAAATTTGCAAGAGGAGCAAAAGCTAAGTATGATGCAGCTACTTACAGAGATGATGTATATTTTGTAACAGATACTAAGGAAATATTAGTAAATGGTATTGCCTATGGAATTAGTGATACCCTTACTAATTTAGTTAATAATGGTGCAATTACAGAAGCACATTTTATTCCCTCTGTTGCAGATGATAGTGGTATAATTGCTTTAAAGACTACAAATGGAAACTTTACAATTAATATAGCAGTAGCATCTTCTGGAAACCCTGGCTTAATGTCAGGTGCAGATAAATTAAAGCTTAATGGATTAAGTAAGTACACTCTTCCTATAGCTACAGCTTCAGCACTTGGTGGAGTTAAAGCTGCTACTGCAAGTGGAGATGGTAATGGTATTATGGTAGGAGCTGATGGTACTTTAAAGCTTGATTGGTCTACTGTTTTACCTCCAGATATGACAGTTGATGCAGTACTGGATACTATGTACTTAAGAAAAGATAAAAGTGATACTTCCACAGGAAGTATTACTGCTGTTGCATTTGTACAATCTTCAGATGAAAGACTTAAGAACTTTATATCTGATGCTAAATTCGATATAGATGATATTCTTGAAATTCCTATTAAATTCTTTGAGTATAAGGATAAGCCAGGAGAAACTCAACTAGGAACTTCGGCACAGGAAATACAGAAAATTTGTCCTGAAATAGTAAAAGAAGATAAGAATGGTTATCTTGCAGTAGACTATGGTAAGTTATCAATGATAGCTCTCAGTGCTGTTCACAGTTTGAATGACAGATTAAAGATTATTGAAAATAAATTAGGATTATAATTATGGGTACAATAAGAAAAATAATAGGTTCTGAACTTATAGGAACTTTAGGTCAGGAAGAGATATATCCGGTAACTCATGCTAAAGCAGTATATGGATATGTAAATTCAGCACATAGTATAACTGCTGATAAGTCTTTATACTCTATATTAGATGACATTTATTCAGGAGCAGGAGGAGATTCTACTATAAAATCTATTGCTTTGGATGGAAATAGTCAAGCAATTTCTTCTGCTGGTTTAGTTGATATAAAGTCTATATACTTTTTACCATCATTTATAGCAACAGCTACTGATGGATCATCTTTTAGCAGTGATGATATTTTAGCAGCATATGATCCAAATTCTGATACTGGTAGTAAATATACTCTAAAGACATTTTTACAATTATTTGATATTCCTAATTGCCTATATAAGTATGTTCTTAACTCTTCGGCAAACTCTGAAATAAGTTACTTTAATGCTATAGGTAAGACTACACAATCTGGTAATGTATCTACTTTTGAATTAGCTGATTTTAAAAGTAATACATACTTAACTCTTACTTTTAATATTACAAGTTCTGGAGGAATAGTTTCTTCCATTGTAGTTTCTATAACAAAGAAGTCCCTTTCTATAACTGATACACCTATTAAAACTATAAGCTTTAATAATGAAGCATTAGAAATAGATAGTAATAAAAATGTTAATATTAAGTCTGTATATAAATTGCCTTCTTTTATAGTAGATGCAGCAGATGGTTCTTCTTTTGATTCTACAACTATTACAGGAGCTTTAGATCCAAATTCAAGTACAGGTGCTAATTATACATTAGAGACATTCTTACAATTATTTGAAATACCTGATTGCATTTATAAATATATTATTGGCTCTTCTACTGGCTCTAGTATAGAGTATTTTACTACTATTAGCTATACTAGTAAATTTAGTAAAATTTCTACTATTTGTTTAGCAGACTTTAAAAATAATATTCTTTTGACTCTTACTTTTAATATTACAAGTGGAGAAACTGTTTCTTCTATTACAGTAAATGTAAGTAGAAAAAATCTTTTTATTCCAGATATTCCTATTAAAACTATAAGTCTTGATAGTACACAGTTAAATATTGACAGTAATAAAAATATTGATATAAAGCTTGTGTATAAGATGCCATCATTTATATTAGATGCAGCAAGTGGTACATCAATATCTGAATCTATTATAAATACTGAGGATGACCCTAATGCTGACTCAGGAACTAAGTACACTTTTGCTTCTCTTAAGAGCTTATTCTTAAAAGATGATTGTGTGTTTAATAATATAGTAACTAAGGATAAAAGTTCTATTGTTAGTAGATACTACAATTTAGGTCATAATTCTAATAGTACACAAGGAGCAACTTCTTTCTACATAGCAGATTTTAAGAGGGATCAATTAGTTATTGTTTCTTTCTATTCTGAATATGACATTGATGATGGAACAACATATAAATATATAACTATTTATAAAAGTACTTTATATGCTATTGAGCAAAGTTGGATAGAGGCATAATAAATATATAAATTAAAACATTAATAAATCACTTATACTATTGTATAGGTGATTTACTTTTTATAGTTTTGTAACCAAAATTATAGCAGAATGAAAAATTATGTACTCATTATTATAATTTTAGTTCTTTTAATACTACTAGGTATATCCTATAGAACAGGACTTATTGCAACTAATAATTGGAAAACAGCTATAGCTAATAATAAAGCATATATTGCTGAAGCAGACTCTGTTAATAATGTTAATAGAGAATTTAAAATGACAATAAGTGACTTAAAATACTCAAAAGACACTATAGTAAGTAACCTTAGAAGTATTATAAAAAAGAATAATATAAAGTATAAAAGTATAAAAAGTATTCAATCATTAAACTCTACTATAGTAAAAAATGATACTATTATATATAAGGACACTATCTTTAAAAGTAATATAATAGATAAGGATACTGTAATAGGTGATAATTGGTATTCTATTAAAATAGGAATATCCTATCCTAATACAATAAGAGTTTGCCCTTCTTTTATAAGTAAAAAGCATATAATATTCTATAATAGAAGAGAAACAGTGAACCCACCAAAAAAGTTCTTTCTTTTAAGATGGTTTCAGAAGAAGCAGACTATTACCGAGATTACTGTAGTAGAAGAAAATCCATATATACAGAGTAATAAGAATAAGTTTATAGAAATAGTAAAATAATATATAGTATGAACAGCTTTAAAATATTAGTCAATCAAGTATGCTTAGTACAGGAATAATAAGTATTATAGTCTCAGCTATAAGTAGCATTATAACATGGTTATTTACAAGAAGAAAATATGATAGTGAAGTAGATGATTCATTAATAGCTAATATGCAGAACTCTTTGGAGTTTTATAAAAAGCTTTCTGATGATAATAAAACAAGACTTGATGATATGCTCAAAAGAAATCTTTTACTTGAAGCAGAAGTGAGTAATATCAGAAAGCAGATGTTTAAATTAATGAGTTCTATTTGTGTTGACTTTACTTGCCAGATAAGAAAGAAAGACAATAATCTAATAAATGCTACAGAGGATATTATCATTAGCAATAACAACAATAAGGAGAATTTAAATGAAATTACTACTTAATAGAAGATATAAAGGAAGTGAATATACTATAGGAAGTTTAAGTATAGATGGTGAATACTTTTGTGACACTCTTGAAGATACTGATAGAGGTCTTTCATCTACAATGTCATATAATGAGATTACTGATAAAAAGGTTTATGGTAAGACTGCTATACCTACTGGAGTATATAATGTATCTATGAATATTGTCAGCTCTAAGTTTAAGAATAGAAAGTGGGCAGCACAATACAATGGTAAGATACCAAGACTTCTTAATGTGATAGGATTTGATGGTGTTTTAATTCATCCTGGAAATACTTCAGATGATACCTATGGATGTATTTTAGTTGGTGAAAATAAAGTTAAGGGTATGGTAATTAATAGTCAAAGCACATTTAAAAGATTATACCAAAGACTTTTAGAAGCCAGTAGTCTGACAATAGAAATTATTTAATTCTAATTATATAGAGTATGAAAGGCAAAGGATGCTGTAAAAAGAGTACCACTACAGTAAAGAAGAGAGTGTTTGCTTGTGGTGGGAAACTTAAAGGAAAGTCTAATAGCAAAAAGAAGTAAAAGTATAAATACTTTTATAATACTTATCTTAGTAATTTAATTAAAATATTGTAAATAGACTTACTTTCATTTAACTTTGCACTAAATAATTTAATTTAGGAGAAATTAATATGAAGGGTGAATTAAGTATTGACAACATACTGGACTCTAATGAGATTGAAAATCTCTTTGAAGAGCCAAGTAATAATGATGTTAAAGAGTCTTCTACTTCTGATAAAGAAGATAAGGAAGATAACAAAGAGCCTGATGATACAGGTGATAAAGATAAAGATAAAACTACTGAGGTTATTGATGTAGACAATTTATTTACTGATAAACCAGAGAGCGTAGGTAGTGAAAAAGAAGACATTGAGGGAAAGGAAGATACTTCTCCTGATAAAGGTGATAGTACTTCTCCTAAAAATTTCTACTCTTCCATTGCTAAAGCTCTAAAAGAAGAAGGAATCTTCCCAGACCTTAATGAAGAAGAATATTCAAAAATTAATAAGCCATCTGAATTTAGAGAACTTGTAGATAAGCAAATACAGGCAGGACTTACAGAAAAGCAAAAGAGAATTGACAATGCTCTTAATGCAGGAGTAGAATCTGATGATATTAAAAAATATGAATCCACTATCTCTTACTTAGATTCTATTGGAGATGATAAAATATCAGATGAAGTTAATGGTGAAAATCTTAGGAAGCAGCTGATATTTCAAGATTTTATTAATAGAGGATATAGTAAAGACAGGGCTTCAAGAGAAGTAACTAAATCATTAAATGCAGGAACTGATATAGATGATGCAAGAGAGGCACTTTCAAGTAATAAAGAGTTCTTTAATACACAGTATCAGAGCATTATAGATAAAGCCAAAGAGATAGAAGATGAAGAAATAAGTGATAGAAATAAACAAGCAGAAACTCTTAAGAAATCAATCCTTGAAGATAATAAAGTATTTGGTGATATTGAAGTAGATAAACCAACAAGAGCTAAAGTTTTTGATAATATTTCTAAACCTATATATAAAGACCCTGAAACAGGTCAGTTATATACTGCTATTCAGAAGTATGAAATGGATAACAGAATTGATTTTATAAAAAATATAGGTCTTGTTTATACTCTTACAGATGGCTTTAAGAACATAGATAAGCTTGTTAATGGTAAGGTTAAGAAAGAAGTTAGAAAAGGACTACAGGAATTAGAAAGCACACTTAATAATACTTCAAGAGACTCAGATGGAAATTTGAAATTTGTAAGTGGTGTAGGGGATGATTCAGAGTCTATTATAAATAAAGGTTGGACATTAGATGTTTAAAATATAAAAATAATTTTTAATAGTTTTATTTTATGGCAGGAAAATTAGGTAGATTTCAAATGGTGGGTTTCCAGCATTGGAAAGGCTTGACTAAAGAGAACCACTTAGGTTCAATATTTCAGCAGGCACCACAAAAAGCTACTGACCTTATGGTTCAGTTGCTAGCTTACTATAGAGGAAAGACTCTTGATACATTCTTGAATCAGTTCCCTACTAGAGAATTTGATGATGATAATGAATATTATTGGGATGTTATTGGAAGTTCAAGAAGAAACATTCCTCTTATTGAAGCAAGAGATGAAAATGGCGCAGTAGTTGTTTCTACTGGTGCAAATGTAGGTGCAGGTACTGCACCATTCTATTTGGTATTTGGTGAGGATTGGTTTGCTGATGGTGAATATATTGTAGGTAATCTTAATGAACTTTATCAGTTTAGAGTCCTTGGAGAACCTAGAATGGAAGGAACTAATGCAGTATATAAGGTAGAGCTTGCAGGAGGTAATACTACTGGATGTCCTGCTGAAAGATTACTTGCAGGTGAAAGATTCTCTATTGAGGCTGCATTTGTTGAAAAGGAACTCTCAAGAAAAGTAGGTGATGTAAGATTTACTTCTCCTGTATCTATGAGAAATGAATGGTCTGTAGTTAGAATACAGCATAAAGTTCCAGGAAATATGCTTAATAAGAAACTTGCAGTTGGTATCCCTATTACTAAGGAAACTAATGGAAGATATGTTAAGGATGTTGCTAAGATGTGGATGCACAATGTAGATTTTGAGGTTGAATCTCAGTTCTCAGACTACAAGAATAATGCACTTGCATGGGGTAGAAGTAACAGAAATCAGAATGGTGAATACATGAACTTTGGTAAATCAGGAAGTGCTATTAAGACTGGTGCTGGTTTATTTGAGCAAATGGAGGTAGCTAATACTATTTACTATAATAACTTCTCTCTTAAGTTGCTTGAAGATGCACTATATGAAATCAGTGCTGCTAAACTTGACTTTGGTGATAGAGTATTCATTGTAAAGACAGGTGAAAGAGGTGCTATTCAGTTCCATAAGAAAGTACTTGAGACTGTGAGTGGATGGACTCAGTTTGTTCTTGATAATAGTTCTCTGAATATAGTCCAGAAAACACAATCTAAGCTTAATGATCATGCTCTTAGTGCAGGATTCCAGTTCACAGAGTTTATTGCACCTAATGGTGTTAAAGTTAAGATTGATGTAGACCCATTCTATGATGATCCTGTAAGAAATAAGATACTCTCACCATTTGGTGGTGTGGCTATGTCTTATAGATATGATATTATGTATATGGGTACTATGGATCAGCCTAACATCTTCAAATGTAAGATTAAAGGTCAGAATGAATATAGAGGCTATCAGTGGGGTATCAGAAACCCATTCACAGGTCAGATAGGTAATCCTTATATGTCATATGATGAAGATAGTGCTACTATCCATAGAATGGCTACTTTGGGCATATGTGTACTTGATCCTACTAGAACTATGTCAATAATTCCGGCAATATTGCAGGGATAAGGCAGATTAATATATAAACAATTATGGGAGAGGAGGTTAACTCTTTCTCTCCCTTAATTTTAAAAGGAGAAAATAAAAATGGAAGATAAAAGAAATATTAGTGAGCAAGAGAAGAATACTCACACAGAACTTGACATGGAGTCTGTTAACACTACTCCTATGATTGAAGTAAAAAAGGGAAATAGGAAGAATAGCACAGACAAGCATAGTTCTTCTAATCTTAAAAATAAACAGGAAGATAGTACTGTAGAAACTACAATAAACTGTCTAAGGAATGAGAGAGTAATAGTAAGATTTATTCCTAAATTATCTGGAATCTGGGGTAATAACCCAAAGCATGTACTTTCTGGAGGTATGGCAGAGGGAGCTTCAAAGACTTTTGTAGTGCCAAGACTCTCATCAGGTATGCTTGTTAATGTACTTACAGACAGTGAAAAATCTTTCCTTGAAGAGAAAATGGGACTTGAATATAATGCTTTAAGTATTTATAAGAAGAAAGACAACTTTTGGGATGACAGTAATGAAGAGGGCATAAACTCTGTAAGACTTACTAAAGGAGATAATTATCTTAATTTAGCAGACCCTGAAGATTATATAAGATATAAGATTCTTCTTGCAAATAAAAACTTTATAGCACCGTCTTTAAAGACTTTGGAGGATTTTCCTAAAGCTACATATCAGTTTGTTATTATAGCAGAAGGAGAAGATACAAAGATGGCTAACTCAAATATGAGTACTACTATGATGTGCTATAAGGAGTATGGTAAAGTTGAAGATAATATTAGTGTACTTAGGCATATAGTGGAAACCTTAGATGGCAGACCTACATCAAAGACAATTAAGATTGAGTTCCTTAAAACAAAAATAAATGACCTTATACAGAGTAATAGTAAGAACTTCTTAAGAGTAATTACTGACCCATTACTTGATACTAAGGTTCTTATAAAGAAATCAATAGAAGCTGGACTTATTTCCAATAGAGGAAACTTCTTATATCTTAGAGAGGATAATACTCCTCTATGTGAAAATAATGAAGAGCCTACATTAAATATAGCTGCAAGGTATCTTAATCTTCCTAAGCATCAGGAACTTAAGTTTATGCTTGAGGCTAAAACAAAAGAATAATTAAAAAATAAAATATGACAAACTCTGAATTTTCAAATGAGTTTGATGTTCTATATAATAATATAACAAGTAATCAAGCTCCTGGTATTAATGAATATGAAAAATCTGTATTCTTGACTAAAGCTCAAGATGAAATAGTGAAGTCATATTTTAATCCAAAACTGAATAAGTCACAAGAAGGCTTTGATGGTAGTGAAATAAGACAAATAGACTTTTCATCAATAATAAGAACAGCTAATTTTACTCCTGCAATGGATGGTCATGCTTCTGTAAGACCTGAATTGGATTCAAGAGCAACTGTTTTTAATTTAACAGAAGTAAAGAGTAGTACAGACTCTACAAGAGTACCTCTTAAGATTATGATGATTATTAATGAGTTTGTGAGAATATCACGTTCTTCAGGTAGTACATCTATAAGTGATAAAATGATTCCTGTTATTCCTATAGAATATAGAGAATATGCAAGGTTAATGGCAAAACCTTTTACCTATCCTCTTCATAATCAGGCATGGAGAATTAAGGCAAATAATGCAGAGGATTCTACACATATAGAAATTCTTGCAAACAATATAGATATTATTCATCAATATACTATAAGATATATAAGAAAGCCAAGGGCTATTATATTACAAAACTTAGGTAATGATGTCACTATGGATGATGGAGAAACTGATGAGCAAAGTTGTGAACTTGATACTATTCTTCATCATGAGATTCTTCAAAGAGCAGTGGAACTAGCTAAGGCAGCTTATGTAGGAGACTTAAATTCTCAGATTGCCTTAGGTGTAAATAGTGAAACAGATAAAGGAATGCTATCTTCTAGATAATACTTATTAATATGACTAATTTAGAATTTTCAAATGAGTTTGATACACTCTTAAGTTCCTACTTACAACAGCAGAACTTGGGAATACAGGATAGTACAGCATTTGATGAATATGAAAAATCTGTATTTCTTACAAAGGCACAGGAGTCTATAGTAGTAGAACTATATAATGGAAAGAATCCTTACAATGATTCATTTGAAAAGACAGAAGAGCTTAGAAGATACCTTGAGAAGTTAGTTATTACGGATATTATAACTGATAAGGAGTCTGGATATAATGGTTTATCAGATTCTTCTGTATTTTATAAATTACCAGATAAGCTATGGTTTATAACTTATGAGTCTGTTGTTCTTAATGATACTTCTTTAGGATGTCTTAATGGTGAAAGAGTAATAGTGATACCTGTAACACAGGATGATTATTGGAGAATAAGCAGAAATCCTTTTAGAGAGGCTAATAAGAATAAAGTATTAAGACTTGACATAAGTGATAATATAGTAGAGTTAATTTCAAAATATAATATAAGCTCATATCTTGTAAGATATATAGAAAGACCAGAGCCTATAATATTACAGACTCTTAATGATGGTCTTTCTATTAATAATGTGAGCAAAGAAACAGAGTGTAAATTAAATTCTGCATTACACAGAGGGATATTAGAAAAAGCAGTAAAACTTGCTGTACTAAGCAGAACTCATACAAGTGCAGGATAATGTGTAATTTAATATTAAATTAAAATGGCAACATTTAGTACAAATCAAGTAAGACAGCTCTATGTATTTACAGCAGTAGCTGATGATGTAAAAACTACTGATGTAGCAGGAACTATTGCTGCAAAAGCAGATTCTTCTAATTTAAACTTATATTTTAAATATAAGGGTGTAGAAAATTTAATGAGGAGTGATCTTATTAATATACCTAGTATAGATAATTTCTCTACAATAACCTGCAAAAGAGGTTCTAAGCAACAGTATAAACTAAAGAAGCAGAAAGTAGGACTTGATGCTAGTGTCAATGGTGGTCTTCCTATAGCAGGACAGGATTATATTCTTAGAATAGTTTTCAGACAGTATATAGGAATGTCTGATGAGGATCAGTACTTCAAGTATGGTATTGTTCATGCTTATACAGGCATGACAGCTGCACAGTTCTATGAGCAGCTTGCAATTTCCTTGTGGAAGAACTTCAGTAGAGAACTTGTAACTCTTCTTCAGTTTGAAATTGCAGGTAAGGTTGTAGCAGGAGTTAAATATGATAGTGCTAACAGTAAGAATGTTCTTATAGATAGTACTGGAGCTACTATAGATGCTTCTACAGCAACTGATGTCACTATATCAGAAGTAGCACAGGAATGGGTATTAGGTATTAAGGAACAAGTTCCTGTTTACTTTACTCTTGTACCTACAAGTGTTCTTTATAATAGTGATGAGGTAATTTGGGGTAAGGCTACAGATGTAACTTCTACAGAAGTTATAAAGAATGGTCATAAGATTGCAGACCTTGAATACTTCTGCATGGGTGAAAGAGGAGATATCTATAGAAATGTAGGATGGCCTCACACAATACCTACAAAGTATCTTGTAGACCCTACTAAGGAGTATGATATAATGGATATCCATTATTATACTAGTGGAAGTAATGAGGGAGTGCAGAAGTCTGAAAAGACTATTACTTTGGTAACAGAAGCTAATACCTTAACTACTAGCACAAGTGCAATGGACACTCTTATAGAAAAGATTAAGGCTGTTTCATCAGATATAACTATTAATTGGGCTGATTAAATAATTTTATAATATGAGGGACTGATGTTCCTCATATTATATTTTATAAATGCAGTAAATATGGTACACTTTAATGAACTTAGAGTCACTTCTGATGGTAAAAAGCTTATAATTGATATTTCTGTAAAGAATCTTACATTCTATAAAGATATATATCTTGATTCTATTACTATAGATACACAGGATACTTATAAGGATAATGGTCCAAGCAGTACTCCTATATATACACAGACCATTACTGATTCTGAAGATTCTACTAAATTACTTAAAGATTTCAGAGTAGAGCTTACTAAAGCAGATTTCAGTAATATAGATATAAGTAATACTATGTTTATGGTCTATATTAAAGTTAAGGGAAATACTACTGCCTGTACACCTTGTGGTATGGATAATATATATACTTTAGGAGTTACTTTCTGCACATGTAATGTTAGTAATATTATGATGCAGTATATAAGGGAAGTTGAAAATAATTGCCAGATTCCTAAAGAATTTATAGATATGTTTCTTAAGTTTAAGGCAATGCAGCTTAGTATAAATACAGAACATTATGCTCAAGGTATTAAGTATTACAATAAGTTTTTTAAGGATATAGGAAATAGTTTATCTTCTAATAGTTGCAAATGCTATGATTAATATTCTATACAAAGCAATAGAGAGATACTTTACTACACTATCACAATTTGGATATAAAAGTTATGATGATGTATATAAACTACTTTTCTTTATAGCAGTTACTGACTTTGTATATTCAGATGTAGATGCAGCAATAACTGAAGATGATTACAGAGATATAGAGAAAGCATTATACTGTATCTTTGGTACTACATGTCTACTACCATACCCTGAGTATTGTAATAAAAAACAAGATGATATGAATAATTTACATTTGGGAGATATTACTGATTTAGCATATCAGATTTGTAATCTTGAAGAAGAATCTGTTAATAAAGAAATAACAGAGATACAGAATACTGTAGTGGTTAAACCAGGGGTTGCTTCTACTATAACAGTTGATAATATACCAAATTTATAAATAATAGCTTTAGCTATTTTATATAAAGTTACTAATATCCTTTGTGCATTAGAATTTTTTTTCTATTTTTGCACAAAGGATTTTTTATATACAATATAAATAGAAAAGTATGAGTAAGTATAGAGAACTTGTATATATGGTATTGGATGAGTTAAAAGAGTACTCTGATGATGCTGATTTTACAGAAGAACATATAATATTTCTCTTAAATAAGTATAGAGCTTTCTTACTTAAGCAGAAATACAGTGATATTAAAAAGGAAATACCTACAAGTAATTATCAGACTATATGTCTTAGTCTTGAAAAGGTTGATGCTATATCAGGGGAACCTTGTGAGGGAGGACCTTATTTAAGAACCACAAAAAAGATACCCTCACTTATTAATATAGGTAATATAATGATATACCCTATTGATTATTATCAGGGAAATATAGCATATATTACAAAAGATAGAATGAGATATGTAGGATATAATAAGTATTTACAGAATATAATATATTCATCTTTAGGTGTAGATAATCACTTATATTTTAATTCAGCAAATCCACAATTTTTATGTCTTGAAAATGTAAAAGTCACAGGAATATTTGAAGATGCTGAAGAAGCATTAAACCTGTGCTGCTCTGATGATTCTATATGTAATATATTAGATAAAGAGTTCCCTCTTGAGAATGCTCTTGTTCCTATAGTAATAGAGCTGATTGTCAAAGAGTTACTAGGACCTGCATGGAGACCTAAAGATGAAGATAATAATGCCTCTGATGATTTATCAAATCTTTCTTCTTTTATAGCAAGAAATACAAAGAGTGAATTTCAGAAACAGATAGGGAGTTAATATAATTATTATGGAAGAGTCTTTTAAAAAATTTATAAAGGATGTAAAAAGAGTTAGCAGTACTAGGGAAACTTCCAGTAGTAGAAGTTTTGGTGTGTATGATTCCTATAAGTGGATAAGAAAGAATAAATGGTTTGATATAGGGAGACCTTTAAAAGAACATGAATTTTATTCAATTATAAGAGCAGTTAATACAATTATAGCTTCTAATATAGCTAAAGGAGAGGATTTTACATTACCATGTAGATTAGGAAGAATAGAACTTAGGAAATATAATCCACGAATTTCTATAGTAGATAATAAAATTGTCTATCCAATTCCTATAGATTGGGATAGAACTCTTAAGCTATGGTATGAGGATAAAGAGGCAAAAAATAAGAAAACTCTTATAAGAGTTGAAGATAAAAATATATATAAATTATACTATAATAAGAATAGAGCTGATTATACTAATAAATCTTTCTTTATTTTGTTATTCAATAGAGAATTAAAGAATGAGTTAAAGAAGAATATTAGAGGTGGTGTTATAGTAGATGCTTTTAATAGATATGGGTATGTGGAATAGTTTATCAATTAAAGAAAAATATGACTTCATCAAAAAGAGTGTAAGGAATAATATTAACTCTCTTAAGGATGTAAGGGATGCTTATAATAAGCATTCTTTCGGAGGTAATATTGTTATAGGAGAAAATCCTATTGAACCTACCTCTGTAAACCCTAATACAGAATTACCCTCATATATATCTGATAATAGCTATCTTAGTGCAGAGAATCTTTTAAATCCTGATAACTATATTGTTGCACCTAATGATGATTTTTCTTCTTCACCATTAAGCTCTGACAGTATTGAAGATGCATTCATAGAATCCATGAAGGCTGCTTCTGAAGTACACCAACCTATATATGAAGCTAATGCTCCACAGTATAATTATAATCAGCAATATGAGCAAATACCATATGTTAATAAAAGTGTACAAGTAAAGCCTGAACATACTACTACAGGAAAGTACAATAGAAGAAATTATAACAATGATACATGGAGTTCATATATGATGAATGTCTTTGATAATGCAGCTAAAGCAAAGGGTATCACATTAAGTAATGCCACCCTGTATAATTTAGTAGCTCAGGCAGCATTTGAGGGTAATTATGGTAATTCTAAAGTGGCTCTTATGAACAATAACTTTGGTGGAGTTAAAGGAAAAGGCTATAGTGGTTATAGAAGATTTAACTCTCCTGAAGAATATGCCTCTAATCAACTTAGCCTTTTAAGTAGAAGATATCCAGGGGCTTTGAGTGCTAAAGACAGTCTTTCATTTGCTAATGCACTTAAAAGACATGGATATATGGAAGCAAATGCAGGATTCTATGGTAATAGTCTTAATAACATGAGTTCTGTAAGAAGAGCATATAACAAAAGAATAAAATCTAAAACTTAAATTAATATGGTAGAAGAATATAATTATATAAATATAAAGGAGATACTTAGTAGGGTATTAAGGCATCCTCTTTTACAGGATGTAAACATAGAACAGGCAGTACAATATATTATAGACTTTATTCATATATTCGGTATGCCTAAAATGTTTACTGATAAACAGGAAATGGTAGATATTTATGACTTCAGAGGGATACTTCCATGTGATATAGTATCTATAATTCAAGTTAAAGACTGTAAGACAGGAATATGCCTTAGGTCTATGACAGATTCATTTAATCCTGAAGAAGTAAAAAATCATAGAGGCAGAGTTCCTGATGAATTAACTTTTAAAACTCAGAATAGAATTATATTTACTTCCTTTAAAGAAGGAAAAGTAAATGTTGCCTATAAAGCTACTCCTGTTGATAATGATGGTTTTCCTATGCTGATAGATAATCCTGTGTTTCTTAAAGCTCTTGAGCTTTATATAAAGAAAGAGGTATTTACTATATTATTTGATATGGGTAAAATAAGTGCTAATGTATTACAGAATACATTACAGCAATATTCATGGGCAGCAGGTCAATGTCAGGAAGAATTTTCTATACCAAGTACTTCAGAAATGGAGAGCATTTCAAGGATGTGGACTACTCTTATTCAGAGAAATACTGACTTTGATAAGGGATTTAAAAGACTAGGAGACAGAGAATATATAAGGGTTCAATAGTATGCAGAAACAAGTACAGTTTATAACAAAGGGAATGCAGAGAGATTTAAGTGCTTCTGTATTCAATAGTGAATATTCTTATGAAAATAAGAATATAAGAGTGATGGCTACTAATGAAAACACCTCTCTTAGTATTATAAATGAGAAGGGAAATAAGATTGCTGCAATTAAGAATGATGCAGGAAATATTATAAATATTAAAGGTACTCCTATAGGATTAGGAACTTTAAATAATAAGATTTGCTTATTTACATCAGACTCTAATGGTAGTGACCATATTTATAAATTATGGTTTGACAATCCATCAACTAATCCTGATAATTTAACAGGTACTGAACTTTTTTCAGGAAATCTCAACTTTAATGCAAGGAATCCTATAGAAACTATTTCCTTTTTTGAGAATAAGGAACTTCAGAAAATCTATTGGGTTGATGGTATAAATCAGCCAAGAGTAATAAATATAGAAGCATCTGACAGCTATAAAAGTAAGTGGAACAGCACTGCCTTTGACTTTGTAAGAACAATAGATTTTACAGATGATATAGCTATTACTAAGAATACTATTACAGGAGGTACTTTTCCTTCTGGTGTAATACAGTACTGCTTTACTTATTTCAATAAGTATGCTCAGGAAACTAACATATTCTACACTTCTCCTCTATATTATATATCTTATAATGCAAGAGGAGGTTCCCCTGAGGAAAAAATAAGTAACAGTTTTGATATTACAATAAATAATCCTGACCATAGCTTTGACTATGTAAGGGTTTATTCAATAGTAAGAACAAGTATTGATGCTGCTGCTACAACTAAAAGAGTTGTTGATTTAGAGATAGAAGTACCCAAGAGTATTTCTTCTCCTTTATATATTTTTAAGGATGTTACATATAATGTTGTTCCTGCCTATATGAGTAATGTATATCTTATTAAAAGAAACAGTGCAGAAGAACTTGTACAGTGGTATAATACATCAACTTCTACAGAAACTTATGAGAAGTACTTTGAGGGAAGCACCACTGACTATAAGGGAGTAAAACTTGATGATGGAAGAATTATTTTATTTGATAAGCAGGGAATTACCTTTAGAGTAACACTTCCTTCACCAGGGCATTCAGGAATTTACTCTGGTTATAATGTATCTGTTAACAGTGGTCAAATGAAACTTAAAAGTGCTACATATAATATAATAAATTATACTGATACAGGAACTTCAGGTGATACTATAGATCCTACAGAGTTATTGTATGTAGGAGGAGAAGATATAACAGCAGGAACTCTTACACAAAAAGATAATACCTTATTTTTAGGAGATTATACTATAAATGAGAGAAGTCTTAATGATTATAAATCTTCTTTTAGAGGACGTAGAATATTATTTACAACCGCTAATCTTAATGGTGTAGAAGGCTCTTTTTATAAATCTGTTGATTTACCGGATGCTACAGGATATTATCCCTATAAGAATCAACTTAGTGGTAATTCACAAGAAATTACTACTTTTAAATATCTTGAGTGGTATAGATTTGGTGTTCAGTTTCAATATAAAACAGGAAAATGGTCAGAAGCTATATATATAGGAGATAAAGAAAATACTGCACATATTTATACAGGTAACTATTATAATACACAACCAGTATATTTTCCCGTAGGTATAGTTAAACTTGATAATGAGGACATTCTTCAATCTATTTATAATCTTGGTTATAGAAGAGTAAGACCAGTAATGGTTTATCCTTCTTACAGTGAAAGAGAGTGTGTATGTCAAGGCATGTTATGTCCTACAGTATATAATGTTTCAGATAGATATAGTAATACTCCATTTGCTCAATCTTCTTGGTTTATAAGACCTAATGCACCTTTTGATTATAATACTAATGCAAGAAAGATAAAAGCAGGAGATTTAAATAATGATTCAAGTAACTTATGGTTATTACAGATTACAGGAAGTGTTGCTGGAAGTACTTCTGATACTGTGCTTAAAAAAGCTTCTTTATATTCATGGAGTGATGATGGGCACACAGTATATGGATGTCCTCTTTCTGTAACTACTAAAACAGTTAACTCTTCATTGGAAGTTACATTAATTATGTTATGTTATTCTAGTGAAAGCTACTGGTTTATTTATGAAAAGAATAATCTAGATAATAGTTTATATCCTCCTCCTCCCTATGCACCTAATGGCTCAAGTACAGGAACTGTAATAAAGGGTGTTGGTGCTAACACAAGTGATATAACTGTTACTGCTGTAGCTCCTATAGAAGAATTTGAGCCACAGTCAGTAAACAGTGATTATCAGCCAATAACAAACAGTAATAATGCTGCTGGTTTATATTCTGAATATTCAGCAGGTGAAGTACTTACTAATGATAGACATATAATATTAAATGATGGAACAGAAATAGACTTAGATACTATAGATATGGGGTCTGTTGCAGAGTTTAGACACAATAGTCCTATACCTAGTAATGTATATAGGAATGCAGAAATACAATGTATATTCAATCCACCTCCTACACCATATATAAGCCATAATGACAGTATATCTACAGACACAGAGAACAGAAGAACTTTCGTTACTAATAATGCAGAAAATTATTATGTTGACCAGTCTATAGTAACTCTTCATTCTCCTGATATAGAGTTTGACAGTCAGATTCAGAATATCAATACTACTAAGTTAAAATTAAGAATCACAGGAATTATACCTCTTACTTCCTTTATTTCAGATGTGGATATTCAGACTTCTTCTATTACTAATAAATTTAATGATGATAGTAATAGTAGTACTGAACATCCACTAGGATTTTATAAAGAAAGTATAGGGGCAAATAATAATTTTTCAGTAACTGCACCTGATTCTCTATTTGGATATAAGAGTTTACTTACAGAGGCTTTCTGGTTTGATGAATTAACAGATAATAAAAATTCAAATACAGACCATTTATCTACAGGTTTTGCAGTGTATCCTTGGCATAGAGATGGTTCTCTTAATAATACTAAATATGGCAGCTTTAAAACTAACAAGGATGCTGACATAGATAATAGTTATAAGACAGCTAAACTATCTAAGAAAAAAGAGTCTACATTAAGATACTCCTATAAGACTATATTTCTTGATTCTGATAAGATATGGACAGCAGAGAAAACAGATGATGAAGATAATTTTCCTGGTATCTCAGGGGTATCTATATTTAATTCTGATGAAGTTTCATTAGTTAGGATTCCTTCACCAAAAAACTCAGGATTACCTGATATTAATTATTATGGTAATATAGATAAGATTCTTAATGTTACAAGAGTAGGAGAGAAAGCTGATGGCTATCCTATAGTAGTAGCAGGAACTGATTCTGAATATAATAATTCTCATGATATTTTTACTGCAAACTTCTCAAGACTAACAGATAAGAGAGTTGATAATAAAACATATGTTGGAGTAGACCCAGTATCAATAAAATATAAATCCAATATACATGCAGTAATGGCTCTTAACTATAGTGTATCACAGGATACTGATAAAGAAGTTAATTACAAGCAAAAAGTTCTTCCTGGTCTTACAGAATCATTTGTTGATAATACAGGAGCTTCTCAGATAGCTGTAATAAACAGTAATAATTATAGCAGATTAAGTGTGGATCCTTTTACAGGAGTAAGCAGAGCTTCCTTACATCCATTTTGGGATAAAAATAATATATGGTATGGTACTAAGCAAGATATTATTAATATCTCAGACCTTACTAAATATCCATATTATCAAGGAAATACAAGTACTAGTAATTCATCTTACAAGGGACTTAATAGTGGATGGCTGTGGTTAGGTGAATTATATAGGGATGTTAATACTGACACTATATTTGGTGGAACTACTGAAGAAGCTATAGCAAATAATAAATGGCTCCCATGTGGTAAACCAGTATTGTTAACTGACTGTATAAATAGTATAGTTAATAATGGTGAATATCATTTACTATATACTGAAGGAGATACTTATTATCAGAGATATGATAATATAAAAACTTATCCATTTACTCTTGAAGATCAAAATAGTATAGTTGATATAGGTTCCTTTATGTGTGAAACAAGAGTTAATATAGATGGTAGATATGATAGAAATAGAGGTCAGACAAGTAATTTAGTAGTTACTCCTGAAAACTTTAATCAAGTTAATGATGTTTATTCACAAAAAGATGACTTCTTTGTATATAGAGCTTTAGATGCAAATAAGCTTAATCTTAATAACTTTCATAACTCTATAACATGGACTAAAACAAAAATATCAGGAGATTTAATAGATACTTGGACAAATCTAACTTTAGCTTCAACACTTGATTTAGATGGTGATAAAGGAAGTGTTAATGCCTTAAGAAGATTTGGTAATGAAATTATTTCTTTTCAAGATACTGGTATAAGTCAGATTCTATATAATGAAAATATACAGGTAAGTTCTAATAATGGTGTTCCTATAGAGATTGCTAACAGTGGTAAAGTGCAAGGTAAGAGATACCTAGAGGAGAAAGCAGGATGCCATAATAAGTGGTCAATATGTGAAACTCCTACAGGAATATTCTTTATAGATGATATAACAAAGGATATTTGTCTGTTTAATGGTAAACTTGAAAGTATTTCAGATAAATATGGTTTCCACTCATGGATTAATTCAAGGTCTGATAATGTAGATATATGGAATCCTATAGATTTTACAAACATCATAACTTATTATGATAAAGTTAATGGTGATGTATTCTTTGTTTCTGCTGATGAATGCCTTGCCTTTTCAGAAACTTTTGGGCAGTTTACTTCATTTTACAGCTATGAACATACTCCATACTTTGCTAATATTCATGATAGGGGTGTTTCTTTTAATACTTATAAGGATACATCTTCTGATAGTGCATATCATGCTTGGTTACATAATGAAGGAGATTATAATATATTCTTTAATAAGTTTAATTCTTTCTATACTACAGTAGTCGTTAACCCTGATATGCAATATGATAAAATATTTGACACTGTTGATTTTAGAGCAGACAGTTGGGATAGTAATAATAAATTATTAGATACTACTTTTAATAAATTACATGTTAAAAATGAATATCAGGATGGTGTCTCTGACCTTACTACTATAGGTGTAAGAGGGGCTTTTTCCTCAATATATATACCTTCATCACTTAAGAGAAAATTCAGAGTGTGGAGAGCTAAGATTCCAAGAAGCTCTACTACAGAGACAGGAAGAATACAAGATAGAATAAGAAATCCTTGGATATATCTTTCTCTTATCATGGATAGAGAAAATAGAGATAAAACTATTTTGTATGATATGATGGTACATTATTTTGAATAACTTAGTTAATAGCAGATAAATAAATCATTTATCTGCTATTAGTTTTTTTAATAGATACTTTATTTAATCAATACATTTACTTATCTTTGCAAATAAAATATTAGTTTATGGCTAAAAGAAAATACTCAAGGAAGTCTAATAGACTTATTAATAGATATGATGATGCAGGAACCCTTAATCATGGTTCCAGTAGCTTAACAGGTTCTTCAAAGCAAAGTCTTGCTGATACTCTCTTAAAGTCACCTAATCTAAGTACTAAATTAGGTGGAGCAGCAGCACATGTACCTCATGTATCATCAGGAAGTACAGCAGGGAATAGTAGTAGTAGTAGTAGTGGAAGTAGTAGTAGCAATATTAATACTAATAATACCAGTAATACTACTTCTGATGGGAGTAGCATATTTGGTTTAAGTTCTGATAATTTAGGTGCATTATCTGGGGCAGTAGGTACAGCAGGGTATAGTATTTTAAGTGATGGACTTGATTCAAAAGCTGGGTCTACTATTAATAGTATAGGAAGTACAGCAGGGAATATAGTAAGTATGATTCCTGGTGGTCAAGTTATAGGAGCTGCTATTAAAGCAGGTTCAGGGGTTGTTGGTGGACTTACTAATAAGTTATTTGGAGCTAACCTTAATACTGAAAAGATAGATAGTATTAAAAGTAATAATAATTCACTTAATACACTAAACATAGGAGAAGGTGATACAAATTACTTAGCTAATAGTTGGAATAGTATTAATTTTGGCTCAGACTTCTCTAAAAAGAATATAGGTAGAGATGGTATATTCAGTAATAAGGCAAGTAATACATATAAAAGACTTAGAAATCAACAGAATGTAGCCAGATCAAATGCCTCTTTATTATTTAATAATGCAGTAAATAATTCAGACTATAATAATGATTTAAATATGATGGCAAATTATTCAGCATATGGAGGTCCTTTAGGAGGATATGGATATAATAATAGTGCTGTAGGATATGATTTATCAATGCAGCAATTAGCTAATCAAAGACTTAATACTCTCAACCAGAGTAAATTAACTTCTATGCCTAATTCATTTGGTGCTACAAATACTTCAAATACTCTCTCTAATGGAGGTTCCATTTATATTAATCCTGCTAATAGAGGTAAGTTTAATGCTACTAAAAAAGCTACAGGAAAATCAACTGAAGAACTTACTCATAGTAAGAATGCTCTAACAAGGAGGAGAGCAATATTTGCACAGAATGCAGCTAAATGGAATCATAAAAAGGCTTTTGGTGGTGATTTATCTGTTAATGGTGGTGATTTTCCTACAGGATTACTTAATATAGGTACTGGAGGAACTCATGAACAGAACCCTAATGAGGGAGTTCAGATGGGCGTAGATAATCAAGGAGTACCTAATTTAGTAGAGCAGGATGAGGTTGTATATAATGATTATGTTTACAGCAATAGACTTAAAGCTACTAAAGACTCCCTTAAAGCAGGGCAGCTTCCTGATAAGTATATAGGAAAATCTTTCTCAGATATAGCTGAATTATTAGGTAGAGAATCTGAAGAAAGACCTAATGACCCTATTAGTCAGGCAGGTCTTAAAGATAATATGGACAGACTGCAAACTTCACAGGAAGACTTAAAGCAGACTAAACAGCTTAATCAGTTCAGGAGATTACCTAAAGAACAGCAGTTAGCTATAATGCAGCAAGGACAACAGATGCAGCAAGCTCAACAGGCTCAACAAGGTAATCCTCAAGAGCAGCAAGGTTTGCAAGTACCTCAAGAGTATATGCAGTCTGATAATAGGGAACCTCAGTTTGGCTTTGGTGGTAATTTATTTTTAGGTGGTGGTAATAAGAAAAAACTACACTTTACATCTTCAGACTTTATGAGAAATACTGACAGAAACATGTTTATGACACCTGAAGAAAAAGCTGCTTATTATAATGGTAACAATTATAATGTTGTAGACTGGAATAATGTGAATCCTGCTTTTGATAATAGTATTAATGTTGGTTATGTTCCTTATTATAGCAATAAATCTGTTAATGATGTGCAGAATATGGAGAATAGTAGTAACTATCAAGCATTTACAAACTATATACTAAATAATGATAATGACTATACAAGAGCATATATAAATAATCTTAATAATAAATTAGGGAACAACATGCTTCTTGATTCTAAAGGTAATAGAGTTTCAAACTTTAATACTTTATATAATAACCTTAGAAATGACCATAAGCAAGGATATGCCCATTTAACACCAAGTTTTTCTGAAAAGTCTGCTTTCCCTAAGATAAATGTATTTAAGGATGATGCTGGAAATATATATTGGGATAAAAATTCTGCTGCACAAGCAGGGTATGATATATCTAAGGATATAGCAAATACTACAGATAAGGCAAATGAAACAAAACTTATTATGGGTAATATTACTAATCTTAGTAATCCTGAAGGCAGAGCAGGTATTATAGAGGATAATATTAAGTATAATAATAATAATAGTAAGGAAGAAGATGAACCTTATACTCAAGACTTAGAGCCTACATGGATGAGATATGCACCAGTAGTAGGCTCTGCATTAGGTGTATTCTCTGATGCTATGGGATGGACTAATAAACCTGATTATACTAATGCAGACATAATAGCAAATTCAGTAAATCATTTATCAAATGTATCAGCAACTCCTGTAGGAAATTACTTACAATATAATCCATTTGACAGAGATTATTATATTAATAAACTTAATGCACAGGCAGGAGCTACAAGAAGAGGAGTAGTTAATGCTTCTAATGGTAACAGGGCTACAGCTACAGCAGGTATTCTTGCTGCTGATTATAATGCACAGAATCAATTAGGAGACCTTGCAAGACAGGCAGAAGAATATAATCTTAAACAGAGAGAGGATGTAGGAACTTTCAATAGAGGTACTAATGAGTTTAACTCTGAGAGCAGTCTTAAAGCACAGATGGCTAATAAACAGAATGATGAGCTTAGAGTTAATGCTGCTTTGCAGTCTGCTAAATTAAGAGATGATATATTTAATAGAGCCTCAGCAGGAAGAAGTGCTAATCTTACTAATTTATTTAATAATATGGGTAATATAGGCAGAGAAAACTATGCAAGGAATATGATTACAGCAAACCGTGCATTAATGTATGCACCTACTGCTAATGGAGGACAAACTTATAAAGCTAAAGCAGAAGCTCTTAAAAAGCAAGCTAATGCTTATCTTAAAGCTAAAAATAAAAGTAAAAAGAGTAATGGAGGATACCTTACTATTAATAATAAAAGAGGGAGGAAACAAGCATGAGTAATTATAATTTAGTAATTAATTCTCAATTTCAGCCCTTCTCTTATCAAGAAATGTTAGACCCAGTATTAAGAGCTACACAAGCACATCAGGATATTGAAAATCAATATAGTGAACTTGCCACTAAAGCTAATATATGGGAGAATATGGCTAATGAGCAGACAGACCACAATGCTTATACTATGTATAAGAACTATTCAAACTCATTAAAGGCACAGGCAGATGATTTGGCTAAAAATGGTCTTACTCCTTTAAGTAGGGCTTCTCTTATGAATATGAAATCAGATTATTCAAAGTATATTATTCCTATAGAGCAAGCATTTACTAAGAGAGCTAAAGAAGCTGAGGAACAAAGGAAAGCTAATGCTGTTAATCCTTATATAAGACCAAGTAGGGATGCCTCTACAACAAGTCTTGATGATTATATAGATAATCCTTCTCTTAGTTATACTTCTATTGACGGTAAGCAGATTATGTCACAGACAGCATCTATGGCAGCTGCATTTGCTAAAGACCTTACAGAGCATCCAGATAAACTTAAAGAGATATTCCCATTTCAATATGAGGGTAAATTTAAAAATGGTGCTTCTTATCAGGATGTACTTGCAGCTATTAATGATGGTATGGCATCTGGTAATCCAAGTATAGTTAAAGCTCTTCAGGGTATGAGGGATATAACTGTTAAGTCTTCAGGTATAAGTAATTTCAGTGAGGCAAGGCAGCAGGAACTTATGCCATTTGTAAACAGTATGGCTAATGCAGGTTTATTTCAAGGAATAGGTACTACACAGTATAAGGATTATGAGGATAGATATAATATGCAGTCTGCATTAGCAGCACAGCAGCATCAGTATAGACTTGATGAACAAAAACAGGCAGCACAATTGAGTAATCAAAATACTTTCTCAGGTAAGGATGCAAACCCTATGAATTTATATACTCCAGCAGAGGTTAAAGAATTAGATGCAGCTGCTAATAAATATAAACAATACTTTACTAAAGGAGCTAATGGTCATTATTATATAAATAATGCAGGAATAAAATTATATAATGCTAAGCAAACCCAATATAATGGGGTTTTATATGGTGGTAATGTAGTTCCAGTTAAACAGCCCAATCTATTTAAGCAATATATAGATAGTATAGGTGCAGGTAAATTTATGAAAGCTAATAAAAATGGTAGAATTGCAGGTCCAGGAAGAGTAGGATTACTGTTTGAACAATCTATTAATAGAGGCAGACTAAATGCTAATAGAGACATTGCCTATAGAGTAGGAATAGCTAATAGAAAAGATTTTGCAGATACTTATATAGGAGCTTATCATGGTAGTGGGGATATTCCTACTATGGAGTATGTCAATGAAAATGGTAAGAGATACTTTAAGCAGACAGGTACTATAAGCAGAGATAAATTAGATGGAGCTACATTTACTACACATATTATAGGTGGTAAGAAACATGGTGATGCTATAGAAGTTAAACTAAAAGATAATACTTCTATTTATCTGCCTGTTAATAGAGCTATGAATATATTTAATTATAACAGAGCTGATAGTTATGCTGATACAGCTAATGATTTACTTAGTAAATTTAAAAATAAAAACTTAACTCCTAAGCAGAAAGAATACCTGTATAATGCAATTAAGATAAATCAAATGTATATTAATCAGCAAGCAGCTACTGTAAATCCTGAGTCAGGTATGAAGACTATCAATTATGATAATACTGTTTCAGGAAATCTTGACTATAGTGATGATTCTGATTTGAATAATGAAGATAGCAGTCAGAATAATTAACTGCATGGAACAATATATTAATAATAGTAATAATTTATAATTATGCCTAGAAAGAGTAAACAGAAAGCAAGTGTTAATTTTGATATAACTAAGCAAGGACCTGAAGGATATAGACAACTTCAGGCTCTTAATAATGAAGCTTATCAGAAGGCAGTTCCTGATGACAGCACAATAAATTCTATTAATGATTGGATAATTAAAAATCACCCAAATAATTATATAACTACAAGTGACCCTAGTCTTGTAGGAGATACTAGAATAAGTTCACCACTTACTGGAACTAATAGGTCTTGGGGTCAAAGTAAGTTTGATAATCCATCAGCTACAGACACTGACTTTACAGAGGAAGGCTTAGGTGATATAAGAGCTAATAATCAATCAGGTATAAATCAAATAGCTAATGGTATAGCTAAGATGGGAGGTACAGCTCTTACTACTTTCTTAAGTGGTCTTTCTAATATAGTTGTAGGTATTCCTACAGCTATAGGTGAAGGAAGATGGTCAGGACTATGGGATAATGAAGCTTCCAAGGCTTTAACAGATGTAGATAATTATTTTGAAAATAATTTTACTAATTATAGAACACAAAAACAGAAAAATGCTTCATGGCTGAGTACAGATAATTTACTGTCTACAAGTTTCTGGGCAGATGATGTTATAAAAAATGCTGGCTTTATGTTAGGTGCAGCAGCTTCAGGAAGTACTTTTGCAGGAGGTCTTGGTCTTATTTCAAAGGCTACAGGACTTCTTAATGCAGCTTCTAAAGCAGGTAAGATAGCTAAGACTACTTCTACTTTATTAAGTTCAGTATTTTCAGCTGCTGGTGAAGGTGCTATTGAAGCTAAACAAGGTGTAGACAGTGAAGTCAAACTTAACAATGCACAGCTTGAAGACATTATATATTCTAAATATAATGCAGCACAGGCAGAGTATAATGCTACTAAAGGTAATCTTGTAAGAGGAAGAGATGGTAGGTATTATGACCCTGCATATGAGAAATTCAAGAATACACAAAACCAATTACAGCAAGAACTACAGGCAGGTAAAGCACAGATAGCTGAAGATGGTAGGAAAATGGGTAATAGAATTATGGCACTTAATATACCACTATTAACATTTGGTAACTTGCTTCAGTTTGGTAAGGCTTTCTCAAAATCTTATGAAAGTGCAGCTAAAATAACGGCAGCTACTAATAAAGCAGAAGGAGCTGGATTTATAAAAGCAGGAGTTAAAGATATAAGTGGAACTACAAAAGAAGCTACTGCTAAAGCAGGAGCAGGAACTGCTGTTGAAAATCCATTTAATTATAGTGCAAAGGCAGTATTACCATTACCAAGAGTAAGAGCAGCTTTAGTTAATCCTGTTAAAGAAGGTGCTGAAGAAATGAATCAGCAATGGATTCAAAGTGGTGTTGGTGATTATTATCATAGAGAAGACCCTAATGACTATTGGAGAGCAAGACTAGACCCTGAGAGTGTAAAGACAGCAGCATCTGCTGTAGGTGCTTTTAGTAAAGGCTTTAATGAGTCTTGGGGGGATTTTAATCAATGGGAGCAATTTGCAGTAGGTGCTTTAACAGGTGCTATAGGTATGGGTATGCCTACTAAGGTGTTTAATCAGGATAAAACTAAATCAAAGTTAGACCCAAGAAGATATATATCTTGGGAGGGAAGTTCTATTCAAAAAGTAATGGATTATAATAGAAGAATGAAGAATGCTAAAACTAATGCAGAGGCATTAAACAGCATAACTTCTGAAGAAGACTTCTTTAATAAAACATTACTTGACTTAGGAGTACAGGCTTATCATCAAGCAAGGCAGAATAATGCTGTTGACAATAATGATAAAAAGACATATAAGGATGAAGATGAGAAGAAAGTAGCAGCAACTATACAGGCATTTGCAAGAGCAGGTAAGATTGATGACCTTAAAGCTATGTATAGTGCTTATTCAGAGAATATGTCTGATGAAGATATACAGAATCTTATAGATAAGAGTACTAGAAAAGTTACCTCTGCTGAAAAGAAGGCAAATGTGACAGCATATAATTCAAGAAGAGATAACCTTGAAAAGAAGATAGCAAGAATGGAGGCAATGCTTAGAGGAGAAAACCCTGAAAGTAATGCTGATGATAATACTGGGGAAGATGATAATAGGTATAGAGAGACTAATGAAGGCAGTAGTCTTTCAAGGAAAGAAAGAAAACAGATAAGAAGAAATCTTGATATAGCAAAGAAAGCTCTTAAAGAATTAAAAACTCAAGAACCTACTTATAGTGAGGTAGATTTGAACAGAGATACTTATATAGGTACTTATGTAAATGAGGATAATGTAAGAAAGATAAATGAGAAAACAGGAAGTCAATATACTAATGATGATATAAGGCAGGAGCTTTCAAGAAATTCAAAAGTTCTTAATGAGAAAGTAGATTCTTATTTAAATGCTATGAAAGATGTTAATGCTATGACTCATGGAAAGCTTACTACTGACCAAGAGGATAATCTTACATATTTATATCACATGTCTAATGCTGATAATAAGAGAATAGATAGTATAATGGAGGCAGAGAAGAGTAATTTTCCTAGTTCTCTATTTGTTAAGGCTGAAGAGGGTGATACAGCTGATAAAATAGCTAAGTCATATGGTATAGATGAAGGTAGAGTTACTATAGATGATAAAAGTACTCCTAAAGGATTTGCAGCTATAGATACAAAGGGGCTTAATACAAAAGATATTACAGGTATATACTTTAGTGCTACAGCAACTAAGGAAGGAGCAGACTCTTTTAGTAAAAAACTTATAGATGGTATGAGAAAAGCTGGCAAATCTGAATTACAGATTAATAATACTATTGGTAATCTTAATGATGCAGGGGCTTTAAGAGCAGATTCTCATACTTTCTGGGGCACTTATGTTGAGTATATGAATAATCCTGAATTAGTAGATGAAGCTAAGGCAAAAGCAGCTAAAGATGCACAGGATAAAAATACTCAAGATGAAGTTAATGATAATATGTCAGGTATGTTACCTTCAGATTTAAATAGTAAGTATGATGAGAATACTCTGCAAACTGCTCTTGATGCTTTAAATAAAAAAAGTAATAGGACTTCTGAAGAAAATGAGATTATAAATAGTATAACAACTGCTCTTAAGATTAGGAAAAAGGCAGTAAATATTAAAGAAAAGCTAAAGCAACATGAGGATGCTGAGACTGCTGCAAGAGCTTCTCAAGCTATGGATAATAGTGTAGCTATTAGTGATGATGTAGTGCAGTCTCTCAATTTAAACAGTCAGGCTTTTAATCCTATAGATAGTAGAGAAACATTAGGTGATGAACAATATAGTGCTATAGCTAATAAAGTTACAGCAGACTACTATGCTAAAGAGGGTATTGACCCTAATAATCCTGTACTTACAGAAGAGCAGAAGAATACTTTATTAGATAGAATAGAAGAAGAGACAGAAGCAGAGGCACAGAAAAAAATTGATAAGACCAAGGAGGCATTAGAGAGAGCAAAGAATGCTGTTGATTTAGATGAGAAAGAATTAGAGGATTTGCCAAATGCTGAAGCTCTTAATAAGGAAGTTGAAGCAGCTAAAGCAGAATCAGAGAGAGACAATCAGGGTAAAGACCCTAATGCTGCTCCTCCTGTGAATAATCCTAATGGAACAGTTAAAGGGGAACCAGAGAAGAAAGCTGTTGACCATAGAGTTGTAACTCCTAATATTAGTGAGATAGATGACAGTAGTAATAGTATAGAATTAACTAATTCTAGTACTAATAAGGATAAAGAAAAGTCATTAACTACTAATCCTGAAAGTGATAAATATAATTATTGGAAAATAGGTACTTCACAATATAGTAGAGGTATTGCAGGTGTTAAAAGTGGTCAGTCTTATGCTAAATCTATAGAAGGTAGAACAGACATAAGTGAAAAGAAAAGAAGTTTCTATGCTAAATTATGGGATTTCCTGAATACTCAAGGAGTATTTACAAGAGCTAATCAAGGAGGAGATAAAGAAAGTTCTATAAAGAATGATACTAAAGTACACTTTGCTATATCTAAAGAATTTGAAGAAAAGTTTAATGGGGAGAGTGAAGTTCCTGTAGTAATATTTATACTTGATAAGAAGAATAATATTATAGGAGACTTACCAAGTAATATGGATGGAAACTCCTTTGATAAATATCCTGGACTTAGAGATTTCTATAATATAGCTATAAGTAGATATAATGAAGCAAGTAACAAGGGTAAGATAGCTGATGGTGCTATGTTTACTATTGAAGGATATGAGTCTAAAATATCAGGATTATATGTTGGTACTCCTAAATATATACAGAATGATAAAAGGAATACCCTTAATACTATAAGTCCTACAGGAGTAAAGATAGGAATACTTGTTGGAGAAAATAAAGATGGTAGTGCAAAGATAATATATAATAATTCTTGGAATGAAGATGCTAATGGAAGTAATATAATAATGTCTCCATTAAATGCAAAACTTGGTAAGCCATTTTTGCTTATAAGAACTTCTGACCCTAATAGAAGATACTATCCTGTAACATTTACTATGCAAGCATATAATAGTGATAGTAACTTTGAACTTACAAGGATAATTAATAAGCATCTTGAAAGTCTTAACTCCATAGGAAAAGATGATGCTATGCAGTGGAAAGATACTTTATTATCATTATTAGCTATAGAAGATAATTCAGATACTTTTCTTGATATAGAAAATGGTAAATTAAGAATTAATGGTGAGGTATTCATTAAGACTAAAGATGGTTTTAATATTCAAGATATAAAGACATATTTGAATAATCATAGTATTCCTTATCAAGTGGAACTCAATAATATAGGAGGAGAAATTAAAGATTCTGGAGGAGTAACAGTAGCCTATAATAATCTTATAGGTGAGATAGGTATGACTAACATAGAAGCCAATGCTTCTCATACAGTTAATGATTTCTTTACTATCAATCCTATAACTAAAGCAGGAACTAATACTAAAGCAGGAACTATTGCATCTACAGAAAGTAATCCTACTGCTCAAAAACAGAAAACTGCTGAGGAGCTTGCTAAAGAACAATATAATAAAGACCTTACTAATGCAGAGAAAACAGTAAGAGATGCTAAGAAAGCACTGAATGACAGTAAAGCAATTATAGAGTTTAGAGAAACTCAAATAAAAATGCTGAATGAAAAATTAACTGCTCTTAATAATGGTAATTCTGACCCTGCTTATGATAATAAAGAGATTGTTGAGTCAACAATTAAAGAGTATCAAAAGGATGTGGATGACAATAATTCTAAAGAGCAATCTCTAAAACAGAAATTATTAGATGCTGAAAATAACTTAAAGAAAGTAAAAGAGAATGGAGTGCAAGTAAGTAGTCAGAATAATGCACAGTCTTCTAAGATAACTATAGGTACAAAAATTAGTTATAATGTAAACCCTCTTACAAATGAGTGGATAACTCTTACTGTAGATAGTAGTCCTAATATGTATGGAAATTTTATGCTGATTGATGATAAAGGCAGTGAATATCCTACTAATTTGCAGTTTGAGAATAATAAATGGAAGCTGCTACCTGAGAGTACTAATAACAGCAGTAATAATAATAATAATAATCAGGATTTAACTTCAGTACCTCAAAATGCTGATAGTAGAGAAGCAAAGTTAGACAGTCTTAATTTAACTAATACTGTATCTGATGATATAATAATAAGTAATATAAGAGAGCATATATCTGATGAAGACTTACAGACTTTAAGCAACTTAAGAACTCCTAAGAGAAATAAAATACTTAGGGAAATCAGTGCTAAACAAAGTGAAAAAACAGAGAGTATATCAGAAGTCATAGCACAGCTAACTAATACAAGATACTCAGAGATAAAAGAAAATAATTCTAATGTAACAGAGTCTGAGAAACTTAAGAGGCTTGAAGCTATAAGAAGAGAAGAAAGAAAACTTGCTAAAATATTACCCCAGCTAAGTAGAGATGAAAGAGTAAGATTAATAGAAGGTTTTATTAAGATTAAAGGTAGTAGGAATAGATATGCCTATGGTAGATTTAAAGATGGTCTTATAGAAGTAAGTAAGTTAGCTGCAAGAGGTACTACTTATCATGAAGCTTTTCACTTTGTATTTAATTGTCTTATGACAGACAATGAGATTAATTATACTATGAAAGCTGCAAGACAGAAGTATGGTAATAATCTATCTCTACTTCAGCTTGAGGAAAGACTGGCAGAAGACTATAGACAATATACACAGGATGAAGAAGGTTATATAGGCTTCTTTACAAGACTATGGAGAAGTCTTAAGAATTTTGTCAATAAACTAAGAGGTAAAGACTTAGAGCTTAATAAAGTATTCTTTGATATTAATAATAGTAAATATTTTAATAGAGAAGTGCATACTTCAAGAGCTAATAATACTAATAGGAATAAGGGAGAAGAATATACTCAAGAGATGAAGGATATTCTTACTAAAGCTCCAAGAGATGCTGAAGGTAATTTATTAGCTCCTAATGGTAAAAAGTCAAATTTAACTGAAAGGCAATATGTTCACGTAAGAACTAAAGCATTTAAGGAGTGGTTTGGTGATTGGGAGAGTAATCCTAAAGAAGCAAGTAAAGTAGTAGATGAAAATGGTGAACCATTAGTTGTTTATCATAGTGGAAATAAAGGTATTAATATTTTTAATAGAGAATTTGATAAAAAAGGCATAGGAAGACAATTTTGGGGAAACGGTTTTTACTTTGGTGGTAAAAACAGTATAGATAAATGGTCTGATTTATATAAGTTAAAAACTGGAAATACAGCTTCTGTGTATGAAGTGTTTTTAAATATTAAAAATCCTACACATAAAGCAATAAAAGGTGAGGTAAGTGCTTCTGAATATGATGGAGCTATTTTTGAACCAATGAAATCTTCTAATGGAGATACTGATTGGATGTATATTATAGGTAATTCTAATCAAGTTAAATCAGCAACTGATAATATAGGAACTTATAGCACTACCAATGATGATATAAGATTCAGAGAGATAAAAGTAGTACAAAGTGAGCAGGAAGCCTATGATTTAAAAAGAGAGTATGATGCTATAGATAAACCATCTATAAGAAGTTTTGTTGAAAAAGCAAAAAATAGGATGATTAGAGATGGAGAGTCTACAGAAGGTGGAGTTGCTACTTGGATAATAATGAAGTTAGGTAACGGATATAATAATGTATTAAAGGTAGTTCAGCCATACTTAACTGAAACAGGTAAAGGTTCTTGGATACCTATTATAATATCAAAAGAAGATTATATGAGGTCATTAGGCAGATACTCTTATATTGAAAACTTTACACAGGCAGTAACAGATGCTGAAAAGTTATCAGATATTGATGATGAGGAACTTGATTACCATGAGAAGGCTTTATTTAATTGGGATTCTTTAGACCCTGAGTCAAAGAATAGGATTAAAGAGGATTATGCAAGTGAAATAAAAGCCAAAGTAGAATGGGATAATATGTCTGTTGATACAAGGGAATATACTCTTAGATGTAAGTTATAAATATAATAAGAGAATAAAAAAAATAAGGGGATATACTAATTAAAGTATATCCCCTATTTTGTATAGTCTTATAAAGACTTAATAATTAATACCCTGAAGGTCTTGCATAAAATTGAATACTATTATCAATCTCATTAACAAATTTATCAACCTGCTTATATTGCATAACTCCTGGAATTGGTGCCCTGTATAAATTCTTCTCAAATGTACTATAACCTTTATATGGTCCTGTAGAAATCTCATTAGTCCAGTCTCTTGGGTCTATTGCACTACCTATAAGATTAACTATATTATTAACCATACTTATAGAGGCAGCAGGAGATTGCACTGTTTTTAATATTTCATTAGCCATTGTAGTACTTGGAGTAAGATTACCTAACTCATGCACTAGTCTCTTACTTGAGTATTCTGCAAATTTCATAGCCCATGGTCTCTTTTTATCATCAGGCCATTCAATAATATTAGCAAGAAGCCAGACAGCAAAGAATTGTGCTACTTCTGCAAGAACTCTTTTTATATTAGCTTTCTCATGGTTTGACATATTATGCCATTGCTCTCCTAATTGAACTTTACCTCTAACAAGATTATTTATCATTTTTGCAAATGTAACATAATATCCTTCTTCCCATTGTTCAGTAGATATTGAATACTGTGCTTTTTGAAATCTCTTATTAAATTGAGGTTTCATCCATTTTCTATACTGCATTATAAGTCTGCCCATAATAACTCTATTGGCAGCCATTCTATCTTCATCATTATAAATACCAAACAGAGTCTGATTTACATGAGCTACTTTCCTTGTAAATTTATGTATATCAAAGAGTTCACCATTAGCAGTAGTAGTTCCTTCAGGAATGGTCATCTGTTTAATGCTATTATTATCTTTAAATACATTACTTATAGTTAGAGCATCCCACAAGGATATAGTTCCTTTGCCTGGAACTTTAACTTTTTCATGTTTAGCCATAGCTATTGCAGTTCTATTATATAACCAATGATCTCCACCATCCTGCCCTATGAACTGTATATCTTCACCAAATAATCTTGCTACCCAATTACTTCTCATGTTCTTATGAGAACCACTCTTACTAAAGTTCTGTCTTATATCAAAAAGCTCATCAAATAGAGCTAATTTACTTTTTTTATTTCTACTTCCAAGCTCACTTACAAAAGCTCCTATATACTTTGTATATTCTTTGTCAGCAATAAGTAATTCTTTTGCAGTAAAGTATTCTCCTGCTGCTGCTTCTATATTCTGCATACTCACACCAGTAGCAACATTAGCTTCATTAGCTAAGAAGTTAAATCCAAGTTGTGCTGTTGAGGATAATCCTAAGAACCAACTAGTAAGTTTATTTTTATTAACTGCTTTCTTAAATACATCAAATGTACCTGAATCCTTTAAGTATTTATGATAAATCTGAGATTCCATAAAGTCATTCAGCTTCTTTTCTATATTAGTTCCCTTAGGGTCAAACACAGTATTTTTAACTTCAACTCCTGCTGCTTTAAAGGTTTCATTAACTATCTTATTTCCTCTTGTACTCTGTACCTGTCTTGCTTCTTGAACTAGTGTTCTTCCTGTTTCAAGAGGGTCTACTATCTTATCAAGTTCCTCATAGTTATTTGTAGAAGCAGTATATGCTATTAAAGTACCAAATATATCAGTAGAAAGTTCATTGGAATTTTCTAATGAATTAGTATATAATTTAGGTAACACCATAAACTCTTTACCATTAAAGTCAGTAAGACCTCTTCTTGACTTATCACCATAGATAGAGTCATCATCAGCTCTTTCTAAGAAGGTACTTGCTATATTATCTTTTATATTAGTCCATATAGAACTTGGTGAAGAAGCTGAGTCTATAAATCTTTGAATACCATCTTTTCTTATCTGTATAGCCTTAAGATTATTAGTGTCCTCTGAGTACTTAATATCATGTTTAGCTTTAAACTCAAGAAATTTTTTCCATATAATCTTCTGGTGTGCAGTTAATTTATTAAAATCTCTATTATGATATACTCTTGGATTTGCATAATATCTTCCATCAATACCTCTGACTGCATGTTCTCTTAACCATGCTTTTCTCTCTTCTGCTTTAGCACTTACTTTATCCTTATCTGTAGGATTCTTGCCATATTTTTTATCAAGCTTATCAGATTCATCTTTTAAGTCTTTATAGTACTGTGTTGAATTTATTTCACTTATATAATTACCTGTTTTATTTCCTTCTTTATCCCTTTCAAACATCCATTCATATGAGGTTATTCCATAGGATTCTGCTTCTTGTCTAAGTGCCTGTATTTCCTTAAATTCCTTAATACTTTCAAGTCTTGATTTATCAACAGCTCTCTTATATACTTCATCAAATGCCTGTAATAATACATCTGAACTATCAGCCATAGAATCAAGCCATCTATCTAAAAATGATATATCACTGCTTGCCTTTGTAAGAAGTTCTTCTACTGTAATTTCATTACCTGCACTATCTTTCATTGATGTAGCTATTTTCTTCCCTAATATAGGCTCAAGGTATTGTGCAAATGCAGGTAAGACGGTTTTAAGATATTTACTTGTCAAGAGTTGTGACTGTGTATTTAAGTCTTTTATAAGTTCACTCATATTAAGTACTTCTTTTCCTAAAGGAGTTTCTACAGTAAATTCTTTCTTAAAATCACTATCTTCATCAGTTTCCTCATTATAAGCATCATTAAGTTCTTTTATAAACTTACTATATGAATCAATAGTTACTCTTATACCTCTAAGGGTCTTAAATTTTTTAGGAATATCAGTTTCTGTACCTATATTATCAAGTACTAAAGAAGATGACTTGAATGAATCTACTGCTTGTTTAGCATAATTTAAAAGTCCTAATACTGTATGCTCTTTATCTGCTGCTTGTTTCTTTAATGCATCTATATCCTTTTTAATAGCTTCTTTTCTTTCAGATGTAGGATTAGTTATCTTATATCTCTTAACTTCAGTATTAATAGCATTATTAAGTATGTCTATATTTCTTTGTATTTTTTTACTGAGAGCATTAAAGCTAGCTTCTCTCTGACTCTTTGCTATATTTTCTTTAGAAAGCATAAAGGTACCTGACATTATCTTCTCAGCCATGGTATTCATAACTATCTGTGCATCACTTATAGACCTTTCTACATCATTGAAGTTCATTTTCTTGAACTTATTTACAATATAATTAAATGCTCTTCTAAGTAAATTACTTGGTTGTGTTTTCTCACTTAACTGCTCTTTTAAACTAGTTTGAAGAAGCCTTCCTAAAGCTTCCTCTGCTACTAACTGCATAGCATTATCATAACCCTCATAGTAATTAAGAGTATCATAATAATCATCTTCTCCTAATATATTCATAAGGACATCAGGATTATCAGCAAGACTTTTTATTGACCTACTTATAAGAGGCTCTGTTCTCATAGCTCCTATAATAAGATGTGAAAACTCCTCACTAAGGGCTTTATATCCCTCAGTATTATTAGCAAGTTTTATCATAGATACTATATCTTCTGCAATTCTTTTTGCTGTAGAAAAGTCAGTTACACCAACTCTACCTGCACCCACTTCCTCATCAGTAAGCATACCTATGTTTACTCCTAAAGGTTCAAGTATAGATACTATCTTATCATTAAGTACTCTTGTAGCCTGTTGCCCAGCAGCTTCTTTAGCAGTTTCAGCAGTCTTCTCTTTAACAGAGACTGCTATTTTACCATCATCATTAGTTTCAACAGTAGCAACATATTTATCACTGTTCTCATCAGTCCTATTGAAATTAAGAGCATCAACTAAAGCTAATTTATAATTATCAATAGTGTCATCCCTTTTAGGGAAATGCTTATTTAATTCTCTTATTACTGTATCCTTACCAAGAAAATTTTTTATTACAGAGTTTTTCATAAGAGAAGCATATGTAGGAACACCCTCAGCATCTAAGCTGAGAGTGTCCTTAAAGTCCTGAATAAACTTTGGGTTAGTACTTATATTATATATTTTACAAGCACTGCTATAGCCAAAGTTACTCTTCAATTTATAAAAAGTTTTTACTCCCTTTTTAGGAGCATATACACATGAAGCCATATTTTATTAATTATAATTATTCATTTAACAAAAGTTTGCAGCATTTCTATGATTTTGATAATTAGTAGCAGAACCTTCAATAGTCTCATCCCCTGTAGCACTTGCAAGTTTTTTATTAAAACTTTCCAGATTATCTATACCTCCATTTTGCAGTGTACTTACCATTTCTGATGAGTCTACACTCATAGTAAAGCTATCTGCATTAATACTGTTATTACCTATAGTAGCATTATCATTATTTTCATCAAGTGACTTAGCAGTATTCTGCATTTGCTCTACCTTACTACTTTCATATGTCTTTCTTTTATACTTTTGCATATCACTTATACTACCATTAATATTATAATAAGGAATACCATTTGTATCAGGGGTTTTTACTCTTGAATACTCTACTAAATCTGAATTATCAGAATTATGAGTGTTTTTAAGCAGCAATTCACCTGAGTCAGAATCTAATTTAATATATTCATATTGTACTCCTAAATCAGAGGTGGCTTTCTCAGTATCAACAGTAATTATTCCATCACCATTTATATCATCTGTGTTAAGTTTGAATCTAGGAACAAACTGCCTTAATACTCCTTTAGAAGTTATGCCTATATAGTTATTTAAATAAAATAAGGGTAGAAATTTACTCCATTTTTTATTTTCAATTATACTGCCTTCCATATCTCTAAGACATTTTACATACTCTGGGAAACTTGTATAGAATGTAGTACTTAATAGATTACCTATACTATTAGGACCAAACTGAGTTCCCTCACTATAATAAACATATCTTAGTAAGTCTACTGCTATTTCTTGAGCATCTTTAGCTTTTTCCCCACTCATATAAAGAAGATTGTCAAAATCACTCATAAGCATTTGCTTCATAAGGTCATTTACTCTTGCAGATTCATTTATAATCAGCTTACCATCCTTTATCTCAAGAAGTCTTATAGCACTTAAAGAAGCTATATCCTTATTTTCTTCTTTACTAAGCTTTTTAAATAAATCCTGTGGGAACTTATAAAGGTAGTAATCTCTTTTTCCTTCATAGGTTTCTCCATTATCAGGATCATCTCCAAGTAAGGTAGTATCACTAAGACCAAAAGTAATAAGCTCTGAGTAGAATTTCTCAATTATACCTACATCTACAGTATCATGTGGGCTATTAATAAATAATGCATTAAGCATAGAGTCTGCATAATCAGAAAGCTGTACAAAATACTTTTTATCTATCTCAAGTCCTAGCTCTATTCCTAATGAATACATAGCTTGTAGCATAGGTATTTTAGATGACATGAATCTTTGTAGTTTTTCTATTTTACCCATCTTTTGGGAAACTACATTATTTGCTATAATGCCTTCTGTTCCTGTAAGATATAATAATCCAGCTCTTGATTTTTCATTAAATAGCTCTACATCCATTGTCTGCTTCTTTGCTATTGCAAGACTTCTTCCTATAGCTCCATTAGGTGAATCTGCTCTTGTTATTCTAGTAAGGTCAGATAAATCCTGACTCATATTATATATATGTAACATTTTCATTGCAGCAGCTATATTATAAGATAGTGTCTGTGGTGTATATTTATACTTAGGTAAAGTATCATTAATAATAGTTGTTAAAAGTCCTCTATTAGTTATTTTAATATCTTTAAAAGTAACTTTTGGATTATCCCTAACACCATTGTATGCATCAATACTTGCCTTTATATACTTCTCTAAATTTGAAAGGTCTCCATCAATATCTATTACTTTCTTCACTATAGGGCTATTAAATAACAGAGATATTTCCCTTATACTCATTCCACTTCTAAGCATAAAACAGGTTATGCTTGCTGTATTTTTATTCTGCATAAGTTTAGCAAGCACAGGATTCTTTACACCATCAACAGAAGCTGCTGAAAATTCTGCATTATTATCAGAAATCTTTATTCTCTTATCATTAATAATAGTGTATATATCATGTAGACTTTGTATTTTTCTACCATTAATCTCAAATACATACTTATTATCTATAGCTAAATCAGTTCCTTGATATTTTGCCTGTCCTGTTGTATTATTAGCATATATACCTATAAGAGCCTTACTTACCATATTCTGCTTATGATTATAAATGAAGGTCTGAGGAGTAAGAGGAGACTTCTTCTGTTTATGTTTCTTAATAAAATCCTTAAGTCTTTTATTTGCTCCCTCTTTAATAAGTTCTTTTATAATTTTATCATAAGAGTCCTTATTTAATTCATTACTATTTATACCTAGTGAACTTAGGAATGATTCAAGTAAATCTTTATCTGTTATAATATCAGCTATTCTCGACTCTAATTCTATGTTATCAAAATTTCCAGGTCTCATTATTTCCTCAGCACCTGTTTTACTCTGAAGTATAGCAGTAGCTAAATCTATTATTCTATTATTTCTTTGCTGTCTACTATTATTTAATGCTGGCTTATTATTGTCATATTGAACTTTCTTATAAGTTTCAGAAGTAATATAATTCTTTTTATTCTTTTTAAACCAGTCACTAAATTCTTTCTTGACACCATCAAGGCTATTTCTCTTAAGGCCTTGTTCTTTCATCTTCTTAAGATAGAGATTGAAGAAATTATTAAATGTTTCCTCATTTTCAATATCAAGAATTTCTCCTTTATGACTTTCTTTAGTACTTTCTACATTCTCATTAAATTCACGTACTAAGTTTGAGTCCTCTTTACCTGTATCAGGATTAGCTTTATAGAAATCATGCCATGCCTTCTTAATATCATAGCTTTTCTCAAGTTGAAATTCAGGTATCATTAAGAATAGTTTATCAACATCAAAGTCCCATCCTGCTATAGTAGTCATATCTGAAGGAAGCATTATTGAAGAGCCATTCTCCTGAGGTAAGAAGCCCTTAATAAGCAGAGGAATCATAGAGTACTTAGACTCTGTAGGTATTCTATAACCTATTAATTTGAGCATTGCTGGGTCAGCATTTCTAAGTTTTTCTATGTCTATCTCTTTACCTATTACTTCATCAGTATCATTGCCTCTGCTGTCTTTCTTATACACATCTTTTAGGAAAGGTTCATAGAACTTCTTACTGAATGCAGGTAAATAGCATTGAGCATATTGTACTCTACCATCTTTATCCTGTAGTAAATGAAGCTCTTTAGTATATCCTACATCAGATACAAGTACACAAGTACCACCTTTAATACTCTGCTTAGTTACAGCATTCTTAAACATAGAGTTTATAATCTCCTGTATCTTTATAGTAGTACTAAGACTATGTAAAGGCATATTAAATACTTTCTCCTTATTACCATCCTTATCAGTAACTGTAACTATCTGAAGAGCATCAAGTATATCTTTACCATATTTATCATTACCTTTTACTATACTGAGCATTCTATCCTGTAAGTCTTCAATGCTATTTATTTCACCTGTAAGTTTCTCTGCATCATCAAGTAAATTAGATACTATACATGACTGATAAGCCTCTAATATAGCCTTGCCTTTAAGCTTTTCCCCACTTGGTAATTCTACCTCTGTTTCATCTGTAATATTTGAAAGAATGATATTCCTGAACTGAGAACCAAATACAGCTTTAGCATCTAAAAGATGTTCAGGATTAGCCTGTGCTACCATATAATCATCATAAGGAAGTTCATGTACTACAGAAGTATTATAGGTCTTTTTATTATCCCCATCTACTTTAAGTACATCAGTTTCATAATGCTTATTAGTAGTAACTTCTTCTTTAAGAGTAGAATATACTTCATTAAAGTCAGGAGTAAAATAGTCTATTATATTATTATAATCCTTCTGTTCTATATTACCATCATTAAGCTCCTTGTCAAAGTATGCCTTAATATCATCAAATGATTTAATGCTATCTGGTAGAGTATATTTATGACCATCTTTAGTGCTAAATTCTTTCTTTTCAATAGCATTACCTGCTTTTTCACCACTATAATTAAGGTCTATGATACCCTGACCTCCTACTTTAACAGCAGATTCATATTGCACTACATCAATATCATACTCCTTCATAAAGGTACTTACAGCTCTCATTAAGTCTGACTTACCTGCAAGACTATTAAACATCTGATAGGTAGCTAACAGTAAGAACTCAGAGTTTTTATTCTGATGCCCTACTTTTATCTTACCTCCTAACCCATCATCTGTACTCACCTGAGTGTACATGAATGGCTTTATAGTCTGCCAGATAGTATTAAAGTCTGCCATAGTCCATGTATTATTCTCAAGTCTGTCAAAGGTTTCCTGCATTTCATCTTTCCACATTCCCTGCATATCAAGAATAGCTCTATAAGAAGCTAAACTCCTGAATGCCTGTGCATCAGTAGCATTGATATTCTGGAACTTATTAAGGATATTATCCCTGTCCATGCTTGTAATTCTACCTTCTTTTACTGCTGTATCAAGAAAAGATTTCTTCTGTGCATAAGTTGCAGAGGTCATTATAAGGTCTTTCAGATATATTGTCTTTTCAGTCTTTCTGCCATATCTTGAATTAGTATTGAGCTTAGTACCTGCTGCATATACTTCTTTGAATCTCTTTTGGAAGTCAATACCTGCATCATCCTTATAGAATGCAAGGTCAGTAACTGTCATTTCTATTATCTGAGAAGTAGCAAAAGTCTGATTCCAAAAGTATTCTTCCATGGCATTAAGTACATCCTCTTCTTTATTAGAACCAATAACACCTCCAATTTCACCAATATCTAAAGTATCAAACTCTTCCTGCTTAATATAATCAGTAAATCTATCATTAAGTACTTTCTCTATTTGATTTCCTATGAATGCTTTAAGACCATCTATATCATTTGTTCTCTTAAACTCAGTACAGATTTCTAAGAAGGACTTGTTATCTATTATAATATCATTCAATTCTGGGAAAAAGCAGAACTTATTTCCTGCCTTATCAAAATTCTGCATAGGAGAAGCTCCCTTTTCTGCTCTCCTTTGTACTAATCCCATTCTCTTTAACTCCTGCATGACTACCTCTGTAAACATAGGCTTAAGAGTTTCCTTATAAGCACTTCCTGTAAACTTCGGCATTCTTACAAAGGTACTCATCTTGCTATCTGCATATATAGGAAAACTATACCAAGCATAGTCAAAGTGTCTGTTACTATTATGAGGTATTGCAAAGTACTCTTTAAGAAAGGCTTTCTTAATTTGCTTACCTGTCCAATTCTCATATAGAGTATCATCAATATTATCCATGTCTTTAGAAGCAAACATTCTTCTTACTTCATCACTTCTATCATTGTCTGTAAGTAATTCTAGCCACTTATTATGCCATACTCCACCACCATTATCATCTTTAGTATAGAACCAATCAAATGCCCTGAACTCTTTTTCTATATAAGCATTCCTTCTTTCATTATCTTCATAGCCTAATGAGAGCTGCTTAATCATAGTTCCTTCATAGTTAGGTACTGCATAAGACTGATAGTTATTACCATTCTGTCTAAAGGACATAGTATTATCAAGAGGAGATACTTCACCTATTAACTTTGCTATATCATTATAGGCATTTTGTTTTTTCATGTTAAGAGTATTCTGCATAAGACCATTTAAGTCTATATTTCCTTTTTCTGCTATATCAAGAATACTACCTAAATCATTACATACATCTCTAAGTCCATTTAATGATAATGCCTTTAAGGAGTCTACTGAAATATCAAATCCTACAGAAGCAAGTGTATAAGCTATTCCATCATATACTTCATTAGACAATAAAATATTTTGCTTCTTTGCTTTAGCTACTTCTTTTGCAAGTAAGGTAAGATTATCATTTACTTTCTTTGCATTGGTACTATTTACAGTAAAGTTAGAGCCATAAATAGGAGTTTTTGTGAAGTAAGTGCTAAGAGTATATGCTGTACTTACTCCTTTAAGCATACTCTTTACAGGTAATTCCATATTAAGGGGAAAAGTCTTATTATCCCTTTGCATCCATCTTGGTACAAAGTCTTTCCTCATATCATTATAAAATATACTTATAAGTCTTGGGTCATGAAGTAATCTAACTTCTACTTGCCCCATCCAAGGATACTTTTTTACAAGCTTGTCTAATGCAGGAAGAGTATATTCATAAGTACCATCCTCTTTTTTAGTCTTTGTAGAGAAATCATCAGGATTTATAAGCATTGGAGCTAACTCAGACAACATTACTGCATGAGCATAATCCTCTCTTAGATATTTAGGCTCTTGTAAGTCATCAGTCTGTGTTACTTCTCTACCATCAGAATCAATTTTCACCTCCATTATATTACTCAAAACTTGCCTTGTTTCTGCTCTTTGAGTATCATAGGAATCCTGAAATCTTATATTCTCTGACCATCCCTCACTGCCATTAACTCTTTTACCATTTTCATCATCCCCATTTTCAGCTTCTTCAGTATCTGTTAAATCCTGTGAGTCTTTAGTTTCTCCGGATAAGGTATCTCTACCTTTTTTATTATCTATTCTTTTTGTAATTACTTTAAACTTTTCTGCATGTTCTACTAATGGCATAGATTCTTCTACAAGAGCATCAAAATTATTAAGAATCTTTATATAACCTTCTTTTACATGCCTCCAATCTTTACCATAAGCATCTTCCAAGTCTTCATCTGAGTAATTTACTATCTCTTTATAGTCCTCTCTCATCATATTAAAGATGTCTTCAGGCTTAAGAGTAGTAGTTAGTAACTGCCTTCTTCCCTGCTCACTATCTCTAAGAGCTTTAATCTCATTATTTATATCCTCAGATTTCTTTGCATAATCAGGGTCATTCACATCAAGTGCATTAAGTCTGTCCTGTGCTTCTCTAATTTGCTTTCTTAATGCTATATTAATTTTACCGCTGAAGTCTCTTGCAAGTTTGAGCTTTCTATTATATATCTCTATAGGAGACATATCCCTACCTAACTTAGCTCTTGGTGTATCTTTATCAGGACTTACATAAGCACTTGCTTCTTTAGGAGTCTTTATATCTGGCAGAGAAGATTGTTCTTCTAATTTACTACTATTTTGATTATTTATATTTAGTGGACTATCCTTACTATTAATTAACCAATCCAATGCTGTTGCATGTGAGGGTTCATTTAATTCTGTGTAGTATAGAATCTTTTTACCTTTTAAGTTTCCAGATTGTATCTGCTCTCTAATCCATTTATAATGACTGTCATTAGAATATAATACTGCTTCAATATACTTTGTTACTGCCTCTTTTGTATTGTTTACCAAGGTTAGTAGTTTATTGTTTCTTTTAATCTTACTATCAGGAGTAAAAGTATTGCCAAAATTTGCTGAAGTATCTCCTTTAAGACGTGTTGCTACAATTTCCCCATTTGATGTAAGGGGTGAAGTTAAATTTTTTAAAGAACCCCAAGATACTAATTCTATATTCTCTGATTTAGTTTTACTTCCTAACTGAGAATATATATTACTACTTTGTTCTTTTATTGCAGAAGTGCTTCTTTCTTTAAACTTCTTATTAGCTAATTCTAAAATATCTCTTTTATCACCATTATTAGTCCACACTCCTAGTGTTTGACCACTAACTATAGTTTCTGAATATGTATATCCCTCAGCTTCTAGATTTTTTGCAAGTCTTTTTTCTCCTTCATTATAATCTGAAGAATCTGTATAAGCTTTATTATCAGTAATTAAAGTAGCCCCAGCTGCAATAGCTTTTAATGCCTCCTTAATGGTTTTATCCTGCTGTTCTTTTCTAGTAATAGCATCTCCTCTTTTTCCTACAATAGATATAAATATTACATCATTACTACTATAGTGTCCTGTATTAGCATACTCTCCTGCTTGTTTTCTATAAGACTCAGTAGAAGAATTAGCAATACCTTCTCCAAATCCTATAAATTGAGTAGCAATACTTGATTTGATAGAAGCTTTTTTATCTACACTTTGTATAGGAGTTATATTAAAATAGCCTTGTATATCGAAGAATTTAGTATGTGATTGCTTATTAGCACTTAATGCTTTTATATACTGAGAAGCTCTGTAAGCAGCTATATCAGATATAGTTGATGCTACTTCTTTACCATTATTTTGTAATATATTACTAGTTGCTTCCTCTCTAAATATCTCATAATATTTTATAAAGGCTCCTTTTTTAGAAATTTCATTTAAACTATCCTTAAAAAACTGTGTCTGATATTCCTTTGGTAATACTTTATTCAGGTAGAAATCAAGACTCTCTACCTTATTTAAGGTCATAGAAGACATATCATTATCAGCATAACTGATTAATGAATGATTTGCTTCTATCATTTTATTACTATCTTCAGATACCACTGTTTTATTAGACTCTTCTATATTATAATTATCAGGCAACTTATGAAAGTCATCAGATGCTATATATTCATCTCTAAGTTCTTTCTCAGTTACTTTATTATCAGTCCTGTTTCCCTTTATATGCTTATCTATTATCTTCCCATAGAGCATATTAGCTGTCTCCTTAGGAATACCAATACTTTGAGCATACTCTTTAAGAGTACTATCTGGTATAATTGTGCAAGATTGTCCCATTTTTAAATAATTTATAATTTGATGCAAAGATAAATAATTTTATTATTATATACAATTAAGATAGAAAAAAATAAGGAGAGTATAAGTAATTTACTTATCCTCTCCTCTCAATGTAATTACAACTATTATAAAGTAGTAACTATTATAGTTACTCCTCTATTAATTTCATTTGTATAAATTTTTCTTTAAGTTTATGTGCTAATTCTTGAGCTTGGGGGTGTGCATTACTACTATCTCTAAGTTCAAAGAAATGTTTCCAATCACTAATAAATCCACACATATTAAGTTCAGTTTTAGTACATAAAGGTAATATTTGAGCAGCTGCTTGTGCAGACCCTAATTTACCTACAGTAAGATTACCATATTCAGATTCAATAGCTTTTAATTCCTCTATAAAGAACCTATCAGATAATGTATCCTTGCCTGTATCATACCACCATGGTTTAATAAAGGTAATCATGCTTCCAAATTTATCTTTACTATAATTACAGTATCTTGTGCTTTCTTGAGCAAAACTGAATACTCTGTGTCTTACAAACTCATTAGCTATTTGCCTGTTAGTAGTAAACTTAACATGCACTCTTTTATAATGATACTTAGTAGGCTCACACATATACTTTAAATCATCTTCCCAATGGTTTTCTATTAAAACACGATAGTTTGTAGTAATATAACAATATCTCATAGGGATAGTATTATTTGGATTACTAAAAGACAATATATCTTTAGTTTTAGAGTATTTATTATGTACATAATCCATATAAGTATGGTCTTGTATCTGATTCATTATTCCTGATATAGGAAATTTAAGATATACAGTACCAAACTCAAGCATGGCTAAATGTCCGCTATTAATCATTCTTTGAGTAAAATCTTTAGCACTATCTTTAGTAATCTTATTCTCACTTTTATAACAAGTTCTACCTGCTATCTCTATATTCTTATATATACCTTCAAAACCTTCTTCCTGAGGTATAATTTCAAGACTCTGATTTATCAGTTTCATATTTATTTTTTAAAGAATTTTGTTTATTAGCCCAATTAGCACCTCTAATAAAGGCTTTTACTTTTTCATTAATACAGACAGTTATTCTATCAAGATTACACTTATTAAAGAATGGGCAGTTTTTACAGCTACTAAGACCTGCATACTTTCTTGCTACTTTTTTAATTCTCTTCATGGGACAGAGTATTAATTCTTTGGTGAAAGTGTTGTACCCAATAAATATTCATTACCTTTAAAAGGAATACACTCTTGCCATATACTACCAACACACTGATATTCAGTATCTTTCATGTGTGAAAAAACATCAGCTCTCCACTCAGTATAACCCATTCTAGTATCTCTTACTAATACTTTATCAAATGGTTGCAATGCTACTGCTGGTTGTATTTCATGAAATACTTTTTTAATAAGTTTAGCAAAGGAAAACTCCTGTGGAAGCATGTTAATAACTAAATTTTCATTAATAAAATATATACTACAGTAAGCAAGCCCACTAAATCCATTTTTATTTAGTCCTCCAAGATTAGTTAATGCTTTAATAACTCCCTTTGGATTAGTAACTGAGCCATTAAGCCATACATTTAATTTATCATCTCTCATTTTTTATTATTTAATTAATTTAGCACATACTTCTTATTCTGTGCCATTTGTTATTTTGTCTAAAGTTCCTGCATTTTGCATGACTGGTCAAGTCTGTTATAATTACATCTTTCAAAGTAATTCTTCACTCCTTTGAGGAGTTTTTGAGATAGCTGTCTGGAACTATGTATATAATCCCAAACAGCCTGTTCTTTGTAAGTTTTACTCATACTTTTTCTATATTAAAACCCACATGAGTATAATTACGCTGTAATTCAGAAACCTTACCTTTAATAGCTGTTTCTAAATCATCTGCGTTAGTGACATTGTATAAATGCCACTCTTCTCTTGTTTCTCCACCCATAAAGGAGGAAAACCAATATGTGTAAGTTACTTTCCACATACTATTTTTTTAGTTTTCTGCGAATGTATCTTTAGTTTTTTAGATAGTTTTCAAGTCTTTTAGCTACATCCTGAGGGGTATGCCCATCCCACTTCCAAGCTTTCTCAACTTCTTTGCATTTAAATAAATCCCAATCTTTTAATTCATAATGATTGGATATTTGTCCAGTTGGCAGTTTTGCCATTACTATAAACCATCCGCCTCCAAAACATTCTTCACCTGTGTTATGTCTTTTAGATTTAATTACACTACCATACTTGGCGTACTCATTAAAGAAAGCGGCATTATACAATTTCCTGTATTCATACAATTCCTTGAAAGTATGAAATCCATCGGAAATAGAATCAACAGTTTTTTCTGTTTGAATCTTAACTATTCCATTGGAAAGAATTGAATATAAAGCTACACCTTTAGTAGTAGTCTCATTAATCAAATCTGCAACCTCTTTTAAAGAATGCACTACAAATGCGCCATTAGACTCAACAAGCTTTTCTACCGCGAACATGGACCTCTTTAAAGACTCATTAAAAGTTGCAGGAAGTTCTGGAGTTATAGAATCATCACTTTGTAAAACACAAAGAATTGTTTGCTTGGGTATCCTTACTGAATCATTTACAGCCTCAGCTATTGAAAAAGTTCCTTGAATAAGAGGAGTGATTACATATAAATGAATATCACAAAGAATCTTCTCATTTTCTTCATTCTTTTTAGATTCCTCCGTCCAATTTTCTACAACTGGATTGAAATAATCAACATTTAACATTGTTATTAGACGTTCACGCCATAATGAATTATTACAAGTTCCTCCTAAAAATACTTTACTCATATATTTTTTATTTATTTATTTATTTTTCTATTCGTTTATTATTTCCCAGTCTTCTGCAAATACATCTGAATTTCTTTGACATCAGTAGATGTAACGTCAGCAGTTCTATTTGTGAACATTTGCTTTAAAGTTTTTAATGAATAAATCAATATCGCCTAAAAAATCATCAAATGAAATGCTTATATAGTAAAGGTCATTTGTATAGTAATCAGAATAGCAGATGTGCAGATTCTCGTGTTTTGGGTCAGTGTCAAAGTCTTCATAATAAGGTCTATTACACTCTAAGACATCCTTCAGCTCATGAATGATATATACACATCTGTTACTAATGAACTCATAATTATTGAAGAATAGCTTCAATTCTTCTTTTATCATGACTTTAATTTTTAAGTTTACTAATTTCTTCTTTAGTGTACCAGCATTCCAACTCTAATTTCTTAAAGCTGAATGTCATATCTATGTAAGAATACTTATTTAAGAACCAAGCATAAGCATCACTTCTACTTTTAAAGAACTTATAAGGATAATGCTTATCAATATGTCTGCTATTATACTCACTGCATAAGTCTATAATTTTATTTCTGAGTATATACACTTTATAATTTCTATATATAAGAAAATAATTAGTGGCAACTAACAGTATAATTATAATTGCAATAGAAATATTCATAATCATTTCCCTTTAAATTTAGGTATTGGCATCCATGCAATAGCATCTCCTAACACTTCTTTAGTAGAAACCCAATCATCATCATCTGTTGTATGCCATAACCCATCTTTTCTAATTTCTGCTATATGAGGCAAACCTATAAATCCATCTCTAGAATCTTTAAACATAGTAAGAACCCAATCATAGCCATTTTTAGTAGGTAAATCATCAGGATTCTTTCTAAGGTCATGCCACTGATTTATAGGATGTGTATCTGCAAAAGATGCACCTGCAATAAAGCATTCAACAGGATTATAAGATTCTTCAAATCTTTCATCCTTACATATCTTACTAGCTGCTTGCTGTATTTCTTCTTCTCTTGTCATATTTTAATTTATTAATAATTATTCTACTATAAACCCTACTATTGCTATTGGAATAGTTATAAACCAGAGTATTCCTAATCCTAAAGCAAGGAAGAGATATATTGTCAGACAGTCTAATATGCTTTCTGATTTATCTACACATAGAATCATCATAGCTATATATGATAAAATGGCAGTAACTAAGGCTATTAATATATAAATTGTTAACATCATAGTTTTATATTTTTATAATACTAATTATAGAAGTCACAGTCTGGATAAAAGGGCTTCCCTGTCCATGGATTTTTACTATGGTCACAGTGCCATGCCTCTGTGCCATCAGGATTCCATTTACAATTAGAGCAATGCTGCTTTTGGTCAGGAATAGTTGTATCTGATGATACACATAATAAAGTGCTTTTATCAATTTTCACTATTGTAATTACTGGTTTTATATATTTTACTTTCATAATTTATTTTAGTTTAAATTACATATAATAATATTAATAAAATATTTATCAATATTATTATATGTAATTCTATTGAATATTTAAATGAAATCCATCATTAACCAAGGTTTAGTAGTACCTGCTGCTAATACTTTAGTATTATTCTTATCAGCCCATGCTTTAGGATATAAGTTATCAATCTTATTACCTTTAGCAGAACTATACTGATTGTCAATATCAGGCTCTATATCATATAAGTTAGATACTACTGTTTCCCATGAATATTTAACTCTTCCACCAACAAATTTAGTACTGCAAAATGTTGCAGTAAGATTAATAACAAAGTCTCTAAACATAGAAATCTGATCCTTTATATCCTTTGGCTCTGAATTAAATTCAAGCATTACTCTTACAGTAACATCTTTTAGCTTATCAAGATATTCTAAATCATCATAGTTTAATCTACCAAAGCACATTGTTCCATGATATAAATAAGGATGCTTTTTTACAAATCTTACTCTAAGGTCAAACAGTCTTACTCCTGCATTATACTGCTCTTTTATATTTTTAGACTGGCATTTTGCTATAAACTGAAAAGGTTTCATATACCACTTTGCAGGTTTATTAAATGACCAACTATTATGTGATGCTAATTTCATTTTTTAATATTTATTATATTGTTAATGTATTCTTTCCTTAAAGATGCTAACCTGTCTAATAGATTATCATCTTTAGGAATAGTTATTCTTATATTCAGACATGTAAGATAGGCATCATCTAAATTGTCTGTATTAATGTTGAAAATATCAACAGCAGCTTCTTTGGCTCTTTGCTCTATACTATTACTGTCTATTTTTAAAAATCTCTTTATATTAAGCATATTTTATACTACTTTTTCCATTGTGCAAAATGTTTTCTACTTCTAAGATATGTAGGCTTATTTTGATACTCATAAGCTTCTACTTCAAAGGATATTCCTCTATAAGCATCATGCTTATTTTTATATTTTATAAGTCCTATAAAGTATTCAGTAAGATAGATAATATAGAAAAAGATAAACAGCAATTCTTTCATTTGTGCTGTATGTATCTTCTCATGATGTATATCTCTTTGTAATACTTTTACATCCTTTCTGGCAAATACAATACCAAATAAATTAATACATTTAAACCCTTTAGGAGGTATAATACTATTGTATATCATAACTATTTTATTTTTATTTATTTA